TAAGAAGACTGGCAGAGGAGTATAGTAGGTAGAGCAAGAGTGGTGGGAGCCTCCCCGCGACGGTCAAAATAGTGCTTTTTGACGACGTCACTCACTCTTTTTTCTATCTTTTTCTCCATCCGTTTCTGCCAATCTTTTGGCTCTATTCCCCCTCTCTTTCTGCCTCACAAGCGTAGCCCTGCGTAGCAGGGCGGAGCGTGTGTCTATATATATATATATATATATACTATATATAGAGTGGACACCAATGACTGTGGGGTAGGTTAAGTTTTGTCCCGCCACACTCACATGGGGGTTTGGCTCTATGCCTCAATCCCCAATAACAAGTGCTCTCTGTCCATATCCAGAAACTTAGTTCTCCAGTAGAGGGTTTAATATATTCTACCTCTACTTGATTAGAAGCCAATATCCCTATTACCTTACCCGGAAGCCATTTGCCTGTAGGCCCTCGGTCTATTACTCCGCTCCAACGAGGGTAATCATCGGCGGCCCCATCCACAAAGGATTGGCCCCTTTCAAATTCAACTTCATCACCTACGTGAAAGGTTACCATATTTGTTCTCCTTGTTGTGTGTGTTATACATGTATATACATATATATATATGTATATATTACCACCATGAGTTATCTTCAAAAGGGTCGCGATCGTCAAGATCGTCTGTCGTCTTGATTTTCTTCTTTCTCCATTCCCATTTGGTATCGTTCTTATATAATTCAATACTAATCTTGCTAGAATTACTGAAAAGAGACGAGCTGTTCAAAAGAGACACTATCCATTCCCCTTCCTCCAAGGGAAGGAAGCCCACTTGCCTCCACTTAGGCTGAATCCTCTTGTCAAACCCTCCATACACATCACCAGGAGACTGGCGGTATGCATCAAATGACAGGAGTAAAGCAACATACGTTTGTCTCACTTCACAAACGAGACCTCCTATATGTCCACGCTGAAATCGTTTATTCTCTTGCATGGTAAACTGGCGCTTTATGCCAGGACGAGCCCATATTTGAGCTGGTTCTAAGTGGTGGATGATGCCATATCCAGGGTCAACAACAATGTCAACCCCAAGACTGACAAGTAGCTTGCTCCATCGGTTTACTTTGGCATTAGCAATGTCTCTGATAAGAGCCCACCAGATAGCAGCCAATCGTTGTGGGCCAACACTGGCCAATATCTTTATCCACTTAAAGTGTTTTTCGATAATTTCTTCTTCATTCGTTAATGCAGCATTAACCAATAAGTCAATACTCGGATAGTCAGGGAATTTTTCCTTTAATTGAGTGAGTCGCTCTTCGGCATACTGCCAATCCTGGAAACGCCCCAAGTCTACCACTCTACCAGTTATCGTGCCTTCAATTATGAAGGCTCTTTGCTGACCAAACTCACCTTCAGGAAGGCCAGGGACATAGAAATACAGTCCCGTAGGAGTGTTAAAGCTGTTGCGCATATTGCACGTAGTATGCGATATGTGGTCTACATACCGCCGTACAGATACTGTCTCTACCGGTAAGGGAGACACTGACGATCGAGGCTTTACTGCAAGCCACGACACATAGGTGTCATAGTCATAGGGATAATAAGGCGCATACTCATCATGTTGCTCACCATACTCACTGTCCATATTATCAAGGATCAAGCTGGTGTTGCTGTTCATGGCATACTCCCTGTGCTTGGTATAGTGTATATACACCATGTACATACACTACTGGACTCATCAGGTAGTGCATTACACTACTACAGGGCAAGAAGCCCTGTTTCGTCCTATTATTTATGGTTACGTTGTAGCCACTGCATACCTGTACGATATGCAGCTAACGCGTTTTCGTTTTCGACTAATGCTGTGTCTAGAGTATGATTATATTGTACCTCTGACCGCTCGAGCTTATGTACAATCCTCGATGCCCAAGGCCTGTAACCTAGCACAAGTTGTACGAGAGATACAGGTAAGAGTACAACATGTACTAGTGCCGTAAGCCACATACGAAGTGTAGCAGCAAGGAAACGAAGAATAAGAACAAGAACAACGATACCAACACCAACGATGATCTCTCTCATGACTTACTCCTGGTTTACTGATGGACTCATCAGTGCACGCATCACGTGCAGACAGGACACGAGGTCCTGTTTCGTCCTACTTATGTTATTTCCACACTCTTACCCACGTGACAACCATATCTAGCCTCGAACAGACCAGACGGTTGATAATATCAGTACGTGTATCACTAGCATCAATCCGTGCTGCTTCGAACTCCTCTTGAGTAAAGGTAAGGCGACCGAATACTGTTTGCACAATAATGTTTTCTTCCATGATTTGTTCCTTTGTTGTTAAAGCTTTGTAGTCTAGACAGAGAATTCTGTCACTCGACCACAAGCTTTGTTTTATCAGATCGACCCCGGGGGTCCGTTAGGATAAAGGATCCCTTAGATCGATCTTAACTATACCTCCCACCCACCAAAAATAATTTCCAACCTACTACTTACTAGTACCGTCATTTTTGAAATAGAAATCCAAATTTGCCCTATATAGGCGCTTTTGTTTCAGAAAAATAATTTCTATTTCTCGGCATAAATGGCGCTTTCTCGACCCAGATGCTATACTTTTACCTACTGGAGTTATCTGATGAATCAGAATGATATGACCGATGAAGAACTTGAAGTCTACGAAGAACAAACTCGCGTAATAGAAGATCGTCTTGATAGGCTTGAACTATTACGAAGAGAACTTAATTCTTCTCATCTTGAGAAGATGTATGCTATTAAAAGATCTCAGACACTCGGCCCAGCTTGCCCCTACTACAAGAAAGCTAAACGTCTCTGGGAAGAACAGCAGCAATTACAGCTTATTAATAAACTTCATGCTATTCTTGAAGAGTTCAAAGATATTTTAGTTGAATCAAAATAGGAGTTTATATATATGTCTGATATAGCTGATGATGATGTACAAATTGGCCCAAGAGCGCCTGGTGTTAATACATTAACATCTTTAACTAGACAAACTTGGAATGATCCAGCTACTAAAACTAAAGATGGACTTCTACATATTCTTGATCAGTCTTTTAGTGATTATAATGAAATTGAACTAACTCAAGCAGAAAGCGAAAAACTCTCTGCTACATTAAAACGTCTTTCTACTGGAGCTTCTTCTTTTGCTCTATTAAACTGTCAAGGTAATGAATGTCCATTTGCTTCACGTTGTCCATTAGTACAAATGAGTAAAACACCTGACAGACCTCATGGCAAAGCTCCAGTTAATCAAGATTGTCTTTTAGAAGCAACTCTACTTAGAGACAGCGCTACGTCTTATATACAAGAATATCAAGTAGATCCAGTTAACTTTACTGAAGTAAACATTGTTACTGAACTTGCAGAAATCGAAGTATTACTTTGGAGAATTAATATGCAACTTGGTGTTGGCGAAAATGCCCTTCTTGTTATTAATCAAACAGTAGGATTTGACAGACAGACCGGTCAACCTATTACTCAACAACAGGTTTCTCCACTGTTTGAACAAAAACAAAAACTAGCAGCTAGAAAAAGTAAATTAACCAAGCTGATGGTTGGGGATAGACAAGAAAAATACAAGAAAGAAGCAGCACTCAAACAAAAACCAGATGCTGACGCTTCTTCTCAAATGTCTGATGTCAAAAAGCAATTACAAGCTCTTCAAACAAAACTTGCTAATCAAGCTCGCACAACGGACCCATCAACTATTATTGATGCTGAAACTATATCTCCAGAAGACTTTATGAGCAGCGAGGTTGATAAAACATGAAGTCTTTTATATTTGTGTTCTACACAAATAACTTCACAAATCAAGTCGGTGAAGATAAGAAGTGAAAAATATTAATCTAAGATCGCCCATTTGGCTAGATATTGAAACTGGAGGTATTGATCCTTCTAAGTCTAGTATTCTGTCTATTGCTAGTGGACAAGGTACAGACATTAGATCTACATTTTCTGCACCCCAAGCGGGCACATTTCTTTCTGCCTTTTCGGAAGAAAAAATTATTCCACAACTTCGTGGCAAGTCTCTTTTGTCAGAAAAGCAAAATATCGAATCCCTGATACAACAGCTGGAAACTAATCCACGTACTCCCATAGCAGGATTTAATATCAGGGGATTCGATATTGGATTCATACAGCGCAGAGCTAGAACTTATGGCTTAGAAAAACGATTTCTACAGACTATGAGAAATAGAGAAGTATTGGATCCTGCTAATTCAGTGAAAGATATTGTTGCATCTGCTATTAGTAGACATGCAGATATAGGTACATTTAATCAAAGTTTGGGTGCAGCAAGTTGGCAAGAAGCTGAATCAGTATTTGGAGAACTTCCCTTTAGTAAAAGGCCAGTTGAATATAACCTTCTTGCTCAGGTAAAAGGTTATCTTACAGCTAATAGAGAAACAGCAATGTTTAAGGGATGGAAGCTAGAAGACTTATATAAGTTACTTCCAGGAGAAGGTATAAAAGGTCAGGCTCACGAAGCTGCCACAGACATTAAGATGACTCAAAGAGTGATGCAAGCTGCTCGGAGTGGAGAACTAGAAAAAGAGTTACAAAATCCAACTAAAGCTCTCCAATGGATGGAAACAGTAAAGGCCAGGGGCTTTGGGAAATTCCAAACCGAACGCTTGCTAGCGCAAGCGGATATAGATCAATTAGGATTAAAAGTACCACGTTGGTGGCAAACTAAACAAGCCAAAATTGCTGGACTAGGCCTAGCAGCCGTTGTGGCAGCAAGCTTGTTTTCTGGCAAAGATGATGAATATAACACGATAGAAGGTCTTCCTCATGGTGGCTTTGCCCAATCAGGTAGATTACAGCTTACAGAGTTTGGTTCTGGTTATCGAGGTATTATAAAAATCAGTAAGCTTCTAACGCAGAATAATCCTTTTGCTACTAACTCTAGTGTAGCTAATGCTGGAGATATTCGTTATGCAGCAAAATATATTCGAAATCTTGAACAGGGCTTTAAAAAGTCAGGTATGTCTCATGAAGTAGCACAGGCCTTTACAGATGTTAAAACAGAAATACGAACTGCTATAGAAGCAGGACATAAAGATATCATTTCTGTATTTGAAGAAAATCTTCATAATACTGCTGATAGGCTGGGTGTTAGTCCTGTTTCTTATCTGAAAGAAATAATTAGACACGAAAACGTTCATGTGGGGATTCGTGTCAATAAACCATCTTTAGGTCGTGGCATCTTTGAATTGGATCAGCAAGAAAATCTTATTACAGATTTTGAAGAACTGAAAACATTTGCAAAAGAACATGGTATTAAACCGTCTTCGTTATATACTTGGTCTAGTAGATTACTTCAACATAATTATAATAATAAAAATGTTGATTTATATTTAGAAGAAAGATTAGCTTGGGGTATTCAGCATGCTACACGAACAGGTTCTCGTGGGCGTCTTGCTGCAACAGGCATTCCTGCAGAAGGTCTTTATTCTGCAACTAAAGAACAGTTTATTCAATCTTATTCACCAAATTCACCTTTATCTTCATCAGAGTCTGAGTTTCTTGATGCTTTATACCAACCTCTTTCTACAAAAGAAATGCAAGTTGGTTTAGAATTTGAACGACAAGGTCGAGTATCTCGTTTAGCGAAAGCCAAATATTTTAAAGAATGGATTGACGTTAAAACGCCAGTTACACAAAATGCGTTTTCTGGATTTGATGATAATTTCAATACAATTGAAGGATTAAATCACACCGGTATTGCTGGTGTTCGTCGTAAAAAGATTACAGATTTTGGATCTGGTTTCACAACAGCTAAAGGTGTCGCAGAGCATTTAACTAAAACAGCTACTACTGGCCTTAAAGAAGTCGTTAATAGCGCTGTTGTAAAAGAAACTTTACAATTAGAATCTGAAGGAATAGCTCGTCAATTATTGGATGGCAGAGAGGCTGCCAATATAATAGAAGGTCTCGATCATTCAGGTATAGCTTCAATATTGCGTAAAAATACAGACTTTAGTTCTCCTGCTGTAGGAGCACGTACGCTACGTCGTGCTGAACGTTTATATAAATCGACAATGCGAGCTTCATTGCAGGAAGCTGGATATAAAGGCAAAATAGATTGGTTAAGTCATATAGATGAAGATACTGGAGATATTGTATTAGCAGCTCGTAATGCTAAAGGAGAACGACTAATGGGTATTCAGCGTTCTCTGCAAGAAGGAACAGTTAGTTTAACAAGTATAGAAATTGATCCAAGTTTGCGTGGTGGTCTTGGTCGTCGTTTTTATGAACTAGAAGGCAGAATGCTTAAGCGTTTGGGCTTTGAGGGTGCTGAGATTACATCCCCGGTTGCTAATCCAGTAACAGGTAGAATGCAAGCTCAAATGTATGGATCTAAACCAATGTCTATTTTTAATAGAGATCTTGAAGAAGCCTATGGTGTAAATCCAACTGAATTTCATGAAATGTTAATGTCCAAGAAAATGACAAAAGAACAGTGGGAAGCTGTTGGACTTGCTCCTACTTTTGTGGGTCGTATTCCTACTCGTAATTCTGCAAATAACACAATAGACGGAATGGGCCATTCTGGTATTGCTCATAAGCTTAGAAAATTACTTTCGCCATTTGGATCTAAATGGGATGGACTTAGAAACTTTATACAAGGCACAGAAACGTTTCAAGAAATGATATCCAGTAAAGGATTTCAGAAAGCCCTCAAAGATGCTGTTACTGTTAGACAATTAGGAATACCTGGTGCATTTGGTTCAGTACATGAAATGCGTGCAACCTTTAGGGGTCGTGAATTTTCATTTGCTCGTAAAACTGGATCTATTCAAGAATTAGAAACTGATACTATGAACATGTTTTCAGAATCATTTGCCCCATCTGTATATTCACATTCCAAGTCTCATATAGATATGGAAATGTTTCAAGGAAAAGAATTTGCTGATGTTGCTAATCTTGATGCCAATAATATTACCGAACTAGTATCAAATGTTAAAGAAATGCATCGTAAGGGAATCGTTCACGGCGATCTTCATCAGGGTAATATTATGCTTACTAAAGAAGGTAATGTTGGCATTATTGACTGGGGTACAGCAGGACCAACAGGATCTATACCAGATATTAGACTTAATGGTAAAGAAGTAACAGTGAATAATGTAGTTCAACGAAATGAAGCAATCGATTGGAATAGAGTATTTAGAATTTCAAAACGATCTGGAAATTCACTTGAATCTTATCATGCCGCACCATTAGAAAGTTCTGAAATTAGATCTAAAACTGTTGTTGGTAGAAAGAAAAAGAGACAATCAGAATTACAAAAAGCTGCTTCTGCAACTGCTTGGATGCATGGTAAAAATGGTGGCAGAAAATCTAGGTTATAATGGTGTGATATATGATTAATCCAAATATTACTAGAACTTCATTTGGCGGCCAGACTAGAACAAGTGTATTGCAACAAGCAGTTTTAGAAGCTAATCGTAAAGCTCCTGGATCGTTTAAGACTATAGGTAATAACTTTATTCCTAATAGCAATAAAATAGAATCTGATTTAACTAATCTTAAAGTACGTATTGGAATGGAACAAGCAACACGTGATCCTGGTGGAATATCAGGTAAAGCTTTCAAGGCTTTATATCCAGATAAATATGCTGCACTTCAAGAAAATATTTTAGATAAAAACAAACAATTTTTAAGAGGGCAAATAGTTGGCGCTTCTTTAACCGGCAATAAAGCTGCTTTATCTGCTGCACAAAAATCTTTTACTGAAGCTATGAAAACAGGTGGCAGTCCTTTTAGTATGTCTATGCCCACAAGACTTGCATTAAATGCTAATTGGTCCGCTACTAAAATGGGAGCTAAAGTAGGAATGGGTGCTTTACGTGAAGCTAATATGGTTAGCCATGCTGTTCTTGGAACAGGCTTAAAACAAGTAGGTATTGCTGCTGCCCTAGTTGGTGGAATTGGATATGGAATAGGTAGTGCATTAGGCATTTCTGGATCACAAGTTGCAGAAACAGCTTCTGCTGTTCATCAAGAATTTAAACAAGCTAGTAAACCAGTGTATGGTTATAGTGAAATTGGACAATCTACTCAGGGTCTAGTTTTTGGATTGCATTCTAGGAGAACAAGATAATGTCTATTTTAATAAAATCTGCTTTCAATGGAATTGGTCAATTGCCTGGTGTAAGGCATTTAACGAAAGCTTTAGGAATTAAAGAAGGATTTAAAGGGCTTGGAGTTGCTGCTTCTATTGGTGTAGGCACTGTATTTGGATATTATAGCTATGGTCATACATATGGAACAGGAACAGCAGCGCTGTATGGTATTGCTTCTGCTTATCCTATTACTGGAATTCCTCTTTTAATTCTTCAAGGTGGTAAAACTATTGGAGATTTAACTTATAACTTACAAAAAAATAAACAACGTAGCTCATTTGCTAAAAATCAAATAAATGATAAATTTGGTACAATAAATGCTATGAGGCAGTATTCTGGACAAAAATTACGAAGAGATCATTCTTCAGTACAAAGAGTTTTAGGAAATGAAGCTGCCTATCTTCATCGATAAAGGAGTTACTAATATGCCATTGGGAACTAGTGTAATGAATTATGCCAGCAAAGCTGGTGGATATGCAATGCGTGGATGGAATGCCTATGCTGGTGCTATTGGTAATCGTACTTTAGCTGCAGCTGCTCTAGGTGGTATAAGCGGTGCCAGTTATGAGATGGCTGCTAATAATTCTGCCGGTACATTAACAGGTGGATTGAAAGGTTTTGCTATGGGAGCAGCAATGGGTGCTGGCGCTTATAGATATGGTGGAGCTATGTACCGTGGTGGTCGTTCTACTTATCGCGCGATATCTATGGGCAGAACTGGAGCTAATTATTCAGGTGCCGGTCTTGCTGGACTAACAATGCGTGGAGCAGGTAGGCGTGCTTTCCGTCAGATTCGTAATGATGCTATGTCAGCATACTCTCATATTGGAAAAGGGATTAATAAAGGTTTTAATGCCTTTAAAGGACTACAGTCTACTTAGAGGATAATGTGGCGTTAAATATATTGCAATCAGATGATGCTTGTCGTACCTGTTTGAAAGGGTATGCTAAAAAACATGACTTCAAAGTAGGCGACAAGTTTGACATTCAATGTAGGGGTATTCCTAGACAGTATGTAAGTGATGCTGCAGCTGCTCTATTGACTAGTAACTTTAATGCTGAATTAGTACTTGATCCAGTCAAGTGGGCAGCTGAGGTTCTTGATTGGCATTGTCTTGATGCCGATTCAGATGTCTGGGCTAGAAAAAATCCAGATGAATATTTTCATCAAGTTGCAGAGAATCCAGGAAGACAAAGTAAATACCATCGTCCTTACCAAGCAACAATGTTACGTTGTTCTGCTAAATACAAAGTATTTCGTATTGGACGTCAGTCTGGAAAAACAGAGACTCTAGTAATCAGTATATTATTCCAGATGTTTACTAATAGTGGATTTAAAATTGTATTAATTACACCTTTTCAATCTCAAATTGATCTTATCTTCAAACGTATAGAAGATCTTATTTATTCAAATACTACACTTTCTAATTCAATTAAAAGAAGTGTAAAAGCGCCTCAATATACTCTAACCTTACATAATGGTTCTCAAATTAAGGGCTTCACTGCAGGTACCAAGTCTGGTAACGGTGCAGCTTCTGTTCGTGGTCAAGACGCAAACATGCTAGTATTTGACGAAGCAGATTATCTTGATCGTGCAGATCTTGATGCCGCAATGGCTATTATTACTAACTTTCCTGATGCAACTGTTTGGATGTCTTCTACTCCTACTGGACGTCGTGAGAAATTCTATGAAATTTGTCAGGATCGTGAATGGAAAGAGTTCCATTTTCCATCTCATGTAAATCCTAACTGGTCTGAAAAGCTAGACCGATTATTTAAAAAGAATCTTACAGCTATTGGTTACAAACACGAAATTCTTGCTGAATTTGGCGAACAAGAAGAAGGTGTATTTCAAGCACCATATGTTGATGCAGCTATACAAGATTATTCGTATGCATCTTGTATTCCATCTAATGGGTGGCTATATTCTATTGGTGTTGACTGGAACTCACCAAAAATTGGTACTACTATTTATGTTACTGGATTTAATCCATCCACTAATAAGTTTCGGACTGTTGAACATGCATGTGTTCAAAGAGCTGGTTGGACACAAACAGCTGCTTGTGAAAAAATTATTGAACTTCATCGTAAATGGCGTCCATTTGCTATTTATGTAGATCAAGGTTATGGGTCGACTCAGATTGAAATCATACGTAAGTTTGGCTTCGATGCTCGTATTGATCCTGAAAAAGGACCATCTCATATTGACTCTCGTTTGCCAAAAACACTAAAGCCTTATGACTTTGGTAGTGCAATAGAAATTAGAGATCCATTTACAAAAGAATTACGGAAGAAACCTGCTAAAGGGTTTTTGGTAGAAAGCGCTGTGCGTCGATTTGAGTCTGGGGACATTATGATTCCTAAACAAGATGAGCAGCTTAAAAAAGAACTATTAGGATATATCGTTAAACATGTTACTGTTACTGGACAAGTAGTTTATACAACAGTTGACGATGCAGTTGGTGACCATAATCTTGATGCATTTATGTTGTCTTTAGTAGCTTTTACATTAGAAAAAGGACCAATGGGTAAACCTGTTCTTAATCACAAAACTCTGTTTACTCCGATAGATAATCGTTCTATTGATGAAACAAATAAAGATGCTGCATTAAAAATACATAATGAAAAAGATAGACTTCTTGAACGTGAACAAAATAAGCCGGCTGATCGTGATTTTAAAACTACTGCTCCTGTTTCTAACTTATGGAGCTGGCCTGGATTTGGTTATGATGCACCACGACCTATTATTAGTGGAGGCTTTCATGGAAGAAGACAATCGACTACAATATTTAAACGTCCAACTAATAACGGAAAACGACGGAATTCTTTTTGAGGTGCTGTAATGGGTATAGGCATTTATACTGAAGCAAATTCAGAAACATTATTATCACAAGATGATCTATTTACGAAGCCATTTGCGATCACATTTGATGGACGCACTGGTGGGTACAAGGAGGTGAAGCTCTTTTTACGCAACGATGATGTTACTCGTTACTATACTGATCTTATCGTTTCGTTAGAAGACCTTCAGGATCCTCCAGTTACTTCTAGACCAGAAGATGGTTTTGTTTGGAAATTATCATATGGTGACATTAAACCCACGTTTAATGATTGGGTTAATACTCCAGCTGCTAATTCATTAACAATACCTGTCAGTATTGGTGGATTAGGTGATCCAGATGTTTCTACTTATCTACCATTTTGGGTATTTATTCAAATTCCTCCAAACCTTGATATACAAGTTATAACTGGAGTAAAATTTGTAATACAAGGAAATGAGGCGTTAATTTAATGACTATTGGTTTTAGTGCAAAGAATATTTTGGATCGAAGACCAAATATTGTTTTTGTTGCTCCTCGTTCTGGATTAACCATTCCTGAACCAGAGCGCAATACCGCTGCACTTACTCCAAAAGAAGAACGCGTTTCGCAATTAATTCAATCATTAAAAAATACAGCTGCAACAGCTGATGCAATTGAAGTACTAGTAGCTGAACGTGCTAAAAATGAAGTTCTTAAACTTAATTTGAGTAATCCAGAAGATGCTGTTGTAGCCCAGGCTGCTGCACGTATTTTCCCACAACAAGCTATTAATAAAAATGGTTTTATTCATGTACCTGAAATTACATTTGATATGTATAACAAATGTATTCAAGACATGAAAGAAGCAGGTAAAGTTGCAGGCACTAAACAACAAACTAAACAAACTGGACCACTCAGAGCAGATAAAACTGATTTTGGTGGAGGTACGTCTGATCGACGTCCTGATATTAATCAAACCAATGTCCCATTTGCTCCAATTGATCTTCCTGCTTTTATCGCTGCTGGTATTCCTATTCTATTTAACATGCTATTCCCCCTTATTAATGGGGCTATTAAAAAGGATGTTGTTGGACATACTCACCCAATTGTTACACCAACAGATCCAGTTCCAGTACCTTCTGGGCCAGGTATCCCAGTATCTCCGGTGTAATCATGGAAGCAACTCATGCAGCAGATTGTGGAGCTATAATCAAAGCTTTTGAAAAATATCTATTAAGCGCTCCATCTGAAGGTGGAATTATCGGAACAGTAATGCCTAAATTAGCGGCTATTAGTTCTAATTCTACAGCTTCAGCAGCACATTTAGAAAATGCAGTTAATCCTCCTATTCCACAAGAAATTTTAGGAGCTTTTAATCAATCTGGTACTCCAGAAATATCGGTTGATATTCCAGGACAACTCAATGCTCTAGGTGCTCAAGTAGTAGATATTAAAAATTGGCAACAATGGTTAGCTAGTTGTATCCCTTGTTCATTACGAGTAGACTTCCGCGCTGAATTACTTAATAAGTTGGACGATCAACTCTTAGACATTATGGAAGAAATGGTTAATCAATATTTAAAACAATTATCGTTTATCTTAAATTTATTAAATGCTACAGATGTATATTCAGATGTATGTCCTTTATTAGCAATAACTAGTGATATTTGTATTCCAGACTTACAACGTATTATTTCATTACTAGCATCTATGCTTTATAGAATGACAGTAAGAGAACTAACTGGTGTAGACTTAATGAAGTTATTGGTTTTACCAATCTTTCAACCTATTTTCTCTGGGCTGGTTGGCATACTTGGACAATATAAAATATTAATTACCGATCCTCTTAATTGTGTAGTTGGAAACTTTAGTGCTCAATTAGGCAAACTACAAACTACATCAACTTTTAACGAGTCGCTTGCTCGAGAATTGACTAATAAAGCAAATGCTTTAGGTCTAGTTCGTGAAGAAACTCAAAAAGCTGATACATTTAAAGCATTAAATGAAGCGCGGCAGCCTTTTTCATCAATTGATGAAGGTATTGAAGCAATGCAAAATGCAACTGGTTCAGCAGCCTTTCATTTAAGACGCCTTATGATGACAGGTATATTTGAAGTAGAAAACTTATTAGATGAATTAAAAAGTGAATTATCATCGTTTCTTGGTATTAATAACAAAGAAACAGTAGATTTTCTACTTAATCAGTATCAAAAATTATTAATTGTGAGACTAATTACATTTGTTGCAGCTTTAGTTAAAGCTACTACTGTAGGTTTCAATTGTAATTTTAGCGATCCAGCAGCAGCAGAAGATACTGTAGGTAAATTCCTAAATGATTTCTTAGGGCCAAATGCACCCGTTATTGTTCGTAATGATTCAACAACTGGTGATATTCAGTTATTTGTAAATCCAACTGTTACAGATTCATTAAAAAATATTCAACAATTTCGAACAACGCCAACTTTAGTTCAAGCTGGAATCTTTTCTACTCTGGGTCGAGTAGCACCTCAAACACCTACTGTTGGATCTATTATTACACCTACAGGCAATAAAGAGGTAGATGCCGCATTTGATGCTATAATGACCCAGTCAAGTCAAGCAGTTACAATTAAACCTCGTTGTGTTTTTGAACCAGGTGAGGTAAGTAGCAATAAACTTGCACAATGGATCGCTGAATTAAATGCAACAGGAGTTTAATACTATATGAAGATCTTTGGATTTAACTTTGGAGAAAAAATTTTTGCTCCACTTGTAACTCCTGACACTCAAGTGTCACTTCGTAAACAGGATGCATCTCCAACAATACGTCCTGAATTGAAGTCTATTTCTATTCCAGAAAACAAAAAACCAGCTAATATTCCACCTGTTGCTTCTAAGGTACTTGCTTACAATCAAGTAGGGGCTCGTAGAGGGCAATTTAATGAATCAGAATATGATCTAGCTTTAATCAACCGTATTGAAGATACTGATTCTTATGTACATCAAGCTTTTGTCAAAAAAGTAGGCCTGATGTTTAAAGAAGGTTATGATCTTGTTGGTGCTGATCCTAAAACTATTCAGTACATTAAATTACGTTTTGCTCAAATTGCTAGAGCTACAAACACCCCCACAGATGAGTTATTGCGTTCATTAGGCAGATCATTAATTAAAAAATCAAATGCCTTTCTTGTCAAAGCTAGAAAGGAATCAGCTTCAGGTGGACGTTCTCGTATAGTACCTGGTACTTCTAAAGAGTTAGAACCAGTAGCAGGTTATTTTATTGCTCCTGCAGAAACAATGCAGTATGAAGCAGACAAAAATGGTCGTGTTACTCGATGGAAGCAACAATTGCCAGATGGCCAGTTTACTTACTTTAGGCCAGAAGATGTTATTCATTTCTATTTTAATAGAAAAGATGGATTCATTTATGGTACTCCAACTATAGTACCTGTTATTGATGATATCCGTTCTCTTCGTAAAATTGAAGAGAATATTGAATTGTTGGTATATCAACATTTATTTCCATTATTCCACTACAAGATTGGAACTGATGACTTTCCGGCTACAGTAGATGAACAAGGAAACGATGAAATTGATTTAGCAAAACGAGAAATACAAGTTATGCCAGCAGAAGGTGGATTAGTCACCTCTCATCGTCATGAAATATCATTAATTGGTGCAGAAAACAGATCGTTGCGTGCAGAAGGTTATCTTGAGCACTTTAAAAAGAGAGTTTTTTCTGGTTTAGGTATTTCTGCAGTTGATATGGGTGAAGGCGAATGTTATTCAGCTGATACAGAAACCTTAACGGAAAATGGATGGAAATTCCACTGGCAAATTGATCATACAACTGAACGTATTGCTACATATAATCCTGCAACTAATAAGATTGAATTCAATTTTGCTAACTACAAGCATGAATCTCATTATCGTGGACCAATGTTTCATTTTACAAATGGAGAAGAACTTAATGTATTGGTAACACCAAAACACGATATGTGGCTACAAAATGTAGTCCGTGTAAGTGTATGGGGTAAAGTTCATGCTGAAGATTTGTTAACTAAACCAAACTTACATTGCAACATGTTGTTATCTACTGCATTTGATGAAGAAGAAGTATCGCAAGTTTTTCCTGATGAACTCATTGAATCTTGGGCTACTCTTGCGGGCTGGATTGTAGGTATTGGTGAATATGTCCCTGCAACAAATCAAATTATGTTGAAAACTAATAAGATTCCTCGTGGAGAGCATCCTCTTGCTAGGGTCTTTAGCGAATTACATATTCCTTTTAATGTAACTAAAGTAACAAGTCATGCTCGTCGTCATCTTGAGATTACATTTGATGCTGATGAATATTCTGGACAATTGAAAAAATACCTTAAATCTGAAGGCCATTCTGTTGTAAATGAAGTTTTAAAGCTTCCTATTGCAGCAAGAAAAATTGTTGCAGACGAAATGTTAGCATCTGGTGGTACTAGTAAGGGATTTAAATACATTAAGAAATATGGCAAGGCTCGTCACTGGTGGTTTGTATCTTCTAGTCATACAGTCTTAGATATTGTTCAAACAATACTTCTTTCTTGTGGTTATTTAGCTGTAAAAAAGAAAGGTCAACATAAAGACAAGTCTTTTGAATATGTTAATGTTCGCTGCGCATTGCGTAGACAACAATTATCTCCTATTAATCAAGAAACTATTAAGCAGGTTTCATATGATGGAACTATTTACTGTTACAACGTGCCAAATCATCTATTTTTAACTAGACGACAAGGCTGTGTAGCTATTAATGGTAATACTGCTAATCGTGCTACTTCAGACAATATGTCCCGCAACTTAGTAGACTCTGTAAAAGATATTCAACGTGTTATGGAGTCACAGTTTAGTGCATTCATAATTAATGAATTATTGCTTGAATCTACATTTGGTTCAGATGTACTTAATGACGAATCTCGCGTATCTCTTAAATTTAAAGAGATCGATCTGGATTATCAGATTAAAAAAGAAAATCATTATGCTGACCAATTTACTAAAAATACTATTTCTCATCATGAAGCTCGTATTGGTATGGGTCGTCAACCTATGCGTATGCCAACAGCTGAAGAAATTGATGGTAATCCAAATATTGCTGAAAATTATCCAGAATGGTATGGAACATTTTGGAAACTTATTGATGAACCTAAAGCTCTTATTCAAGCTATCGACGAACCTTATTCTGCAGCAGCCATTACAGCCGCTGCCAATAAAGGAACTGAGGTAACTTCTGCTAATATTACAGAAGCCGGCGAACAACAAAAAGAACATGAAGTAGCTCTAGAAGCAGAAAAAGGTAAGGCTAAGGTTGCTATTGCTAAATTACGCCCTAAACCAGCTGCCAAAAAGAAAGATTCTTTCTTAAATGTAAAATTTGAAGCTTTAGAAAGTGACACGATTAGGATGATTAATCAAGGTAGTTTTTCTAATGACTGGTTAAAACATCTAGCATTCATGTCTGAGACGGATATGATTCGTGATTTGCGTACAAAGGCTATGACAGCATTTGCTTCTGGTTATAGATCTATCAATCCACGTAGTGACCAACAAATTAATGCTACTATGCGCGCGCGTAGTAAAATAGAAAATCGTGTTAATTTTTATGTTCAACGCTTAATTCGTCAAACTTTAGATGCAATTAAACGTCAAAATATTGATACTCTGGAGAAAGATGTTAGAATTCAAAAAGTTAAGGCAGCGTTTGAAGCATTTCGTTTCCGTAATGACTTTATTGAAGATGTGGAGGTCCGTAAAGCGTACAACTTAGGAGTTATTGAAGCAGCACGAAGTCTCGGGCATACTCAATGGACACTGGCTGTACCACATGATTCTTGTTCTGGATGTAAATTAGCATCTCAAACAATTCACCAAATTGGTGATAGTCTTGATTTAGAGGACGTACCTCCTCTGCATGCTAATTCTAGAAGTCAAATAAAGATTCTATGAAGGACGGTTTAATTATGAATAAACATGAATTTGGATATCGTACAGATCGAGGATGGCATATTGATGATCGTTATGACTTTCAAGTTATAAGTCATTCTGATAATGATCTTGCTCAAATACGCGATGATTACATGGGCGCGTTTAAGCCAGGCGATCCATCAACACCTCATTCTTCTGGACTTGGTGTTGTTGCTAATACAGATGGGCAACAAGCAAGAACTGGATTAATCATAAAGATTGCTGCTACTCATTCAGGTTTAATAACCAGAAATAATGGTCTTTATCTACCTGATAAAATGCGTGCTGCTGTAGGAACTTGGACTGATCATTATCAAAAACCTATTCAGCTTCACCACAGTGATTCGAGTGACCCTATTGGGCGAGTCATTGCTGCTCGTTATGTTGACACTTCTAGTCCAGTAGTAGATCGTTTCCAAAATTCTGTTTTACGTGATCAATTTAATAATCAAATTGGCCACGCAGATAGAAAATTCTGGGATAAATTCATTAGCGACAGAACATCGTTTATCGATAAGTTACAAATGTTAAGACTAATGGATTCTATTTTGAATGATCCTCACTATCAAGGTGTTGGATATATTGAGCTTACTGCTAACATTACAGATCCAACAGCTATTCAAAAAGTTCTTGATAAGCGTTATATTACAGGGTCTGTAGGTGCTGTTTCAGATAAAGCAGTATGTTCTACTTGTAATACCAACTGGTTAGAAGAAGAACATTGTGGGCATCGTCCTGGACGTGTATATGATGGTAAAAAGTGTATTGTTATTACAGGCAATCTAGAATATGATGAATATTCATTTGTCAATACGCCTGCAGATAGACATTCTGGCGTAATTGATGCAGGACAGATTAAAAATTCTGTTCAAGATGCAACTGACAGATCCGTTCGATACTTTCCTGTATTTAACGCACTGAAGGAGGACTCTACTATGAGTGATACAAAGACCGAAACAATTAAGGACTCGACTGTGGCGACTCCTGAACCAACAGAGACCACTGCAGATGTAGTTGTAGACAATTCAGCAACTGTTCAAGATGCTGTTCAGCCATCTATTGATGAACAAATTACAGTTTTGATGGATAAACTTTTGTCTACTGGTTTGACTGAAGATGAATCTGAACAACTTTACCAATTTCAGCTTAATGAAATGGATCAAGGTATTGTTGAAGATGCTAAACTTTCTTCTGAAAAACGCAAGAAACTTGCGTCTTCAACCTTTTGTGGTCCTAACAAATCTTTTCCAGTTCCAGATTGCGCTCATGTAGTTGCAGCACGTCGTCTAATTGGTCGTTATAAAGGTGAAGGATCTAAAGACTCAATTCTTGCTTGTGTAGCTAGAAAAGCTAAGGCACTTGGTTGTGATTCTACTAAAGACTCTATAAAAGATTCTGTAAAAGACAATGCTTTAGTTCCTGTAAACGGTCCAACTCATTCTGATGTTCCAGATCCAAAAGCTGTAAAAGCAGCAGAATTACTAGAGCTTTTGCTTGCTGCATTTGGTGATGGACCTGAAGCTACATCGGATTACAGTCTAAATAATTCTGATAAAGAGAAATTAACACAATTAGTTCGTAAGTTATTAGCATTTAGTAAAGATTCTTTACATGAAATTCTTGTTGAGGAAAAGGTAATTGATTCTTCTGTTGTAGAAGACAGAGAGAGTTTGATTACTGAAGTGGCTAAAAATGAAGAGCTTATTGGTGATCTTCGTGATCAATTAACAGCACTTAGAAAGGAACTAAAGGCCGCATATGAAGATGTAGTTACCCTTGAAGATCAATTAATTTCTTCTCGAGAAATAGTTCGTTCTGTTAAAACTGAAAAGGCATCTCTACTTCATATGTTAGATGGTTCTTTTACAGATGCTATAAAAGACAGTGTTGCGTCTTTAACTGACGAGGCATTAGATTCTGCAATTGCAACCTTATCAACAAAAGTTGACATATCAAAAATTGCTGATAAGCTTAACAGTGGACTCTCAAGAACACCAAATGAGACAGTTGAAGTTCCAGCAGGGTTGACCGAGCCTACTGCTGTAACCCAACCAACCAATAAGCCTACCTATGCTACCCAGCAAATGGTAGATGAAGTTTACCGCCGTACATTACTTAGCCAAGGACATACAGCTGCACAAGCATTTTATACAGATGCTGTTAAGCGTGGCCTAGCTAAACCAAAAGAGTAATGTAGGCTAAGGAGGATAAACCCAAATGGCGTTTAATTCCGTAGGACAGTATGTAGGTACCCACAAGACTTGGGATCATGTTGGTAATATCCTACCTAATGTAGAACACTCAGAGGGCGAACGCCCAGCTATTGAGTGGAAGGTAGCAGAATGGCTTCCTGTTCAATTTTTTGACAAACACTATGAAAACTGGTTTGTTATTATGCCAGGAAAGGTAGTGGCATTGGATCCTGACAACCGTCTTTGTCCAGCTGGTTTGAAAATTCCTGCTGAACTAGCGGGAGCTGGCGATGTAGTAACCTATACTCTCGATGATGTCGAGGCAGGTACTATTAACGTAGCAACAGGTGCTCCAGTAACACTTGCACAGTTAACTGATCCAGGTTCTACTCGTGGATATACCAAAGCTGAAATTGATTCGGCAGGTTTCCTAGGTCGTGCTGGGGTTGCATTTACTGTATCTAATCCAGTAGGTATCGCACCCTATGCATATCTACAATGGGCAGGTGGAGATGGATTTAATCCAACTGAGTATCGTAAGCATAACTACAACATGCAGCATCAAGTAGCAGTACTTTGTGACTATGTTCTAGAAATGCCTTTAGTACCAGGAGCCACTGCTTCTGAAGCACTTACTTTCTCTGTAGATTCAACAGAAGGACCAAATGTATTTACTGATTCTGGTTTGGCTAACCTACCAGTAGCAGCTAATACTGATCGTACTCCAATCACTTTTGCAGGTGGTTCATCCGCAACTCTATTTGTTAACCAAGTTGCTGATAAAACCCTTATTGCAGGTCCAGGCGATTGGGCAGTTGATCTTACAACTGGTTTTGTTTCTGTTTATGCAGCACTAGCACCAGTCGGCGTAACTATTAGCTATAGTCACTATGCAGCAGCTCCAGCTTCTGTAAGTCGATTTGCTTGCGCTGTTGGCGATCTACATGGTGGAGATTTAGTAACTTTTGATGCTGACTCTAACTATCGTGTAGCAAATTCAGCTACATTATTCCTCAGTGGCAGTCCAACTGGTGCTGAAGTAGCTCGCGCTCTAGGTCTTGTTATTGGACAAGTTCTCGATCGTGACTCTAGCCATCCAAAAGATTTGCTAGATCGTGTCAAAACTTCTTATGCTCCAGCTCTTGGAACTGATCCATCTGGTGGCAAGCCAGGATATCTTGGTCAACTCGATCAGATGCCAGGTTCAGCTAATGGTGGAGTGCCTTCCAATGTGCATTATGCCGGTGCAGCTGACACTGTAGTACGCATCAACTTGACCAGATTCTAATAGGAGGAACAAGAAATGCCCGGCAATATTAACGACTTTGTAAGCTTAGATGAGCTTAAAGCCAATGTAAAAGATCAGGCGTCTATGGAATTCGTATGGCGCACTGGTAAAGACCCAGTAAGCGGTCGTGGTGTAAACATTAAGGACGCTTTGTCAGTTCCTGATGCTCCACTTCTTCTTCCTAAGGTTATCTCTAACGTTGTTCGTGAAGCAGCAGAACCTTTGTTAATTGGCACCAGCCTTCTACAAAGAATCAACTATTCTTATGGACAAACTATCACCTTCCCAGCAATCGGAGCACTAGTTGCTGCTGATATTGCAGAAGGTCAAGAATACCCAGAACAAAGACTAGCAATGGGTGGAGCAACTGTAACTGCACAAATTGGTAAGAGCGGTCTAGCTGTTAAAGTAACTGAAGAAATGGTTCGCTATTCCCAATTTGATGTAATCGGTATGCACCTTCGTGCAGCTGGTCGTGCTCTAGCACGTCACAAAGAAGTTAAGATCTTTAACATGATCAAGGCTCTTGGTGTTTGTGTATTTGACAATGCGCAGCCAGCACGCTCTATGAAAGGCGTTACCACTGGTCGTGCAATCGATGGATCTCCAAACGGTTCAGTAACCATGGACGATATCTTTGATTGTTTTGCACAAGTTATGGTTCAGGGTTTTATGCCAGATACTATCCTCATGCATCCATTAACTTGGGCAATGTGGGTTAAAGATCCAACTCTTCGTGCATTTGCATTAATGAACGGTGGAGGAACATTCTTTGCTAACTGGACTGGACAAGTTAATCAGCAATATGCTGCTAACGCAAGCCAGGGCGGATTGGGTATCGGCGCAGGTCAGAACATTGTAGAAGGTGGCAACGCAGCTGGATTGGCAGCAAGTCAGCTAACCGCCTTTAATCCACAAATGAATTCTGCTCCACAACTACCTGGTTATCTTGGTATGAGCTTCCGTATCCTTGTTAGCCCATTAGTTCCATGCGATCCACGTCGCAAGCTAACTGACATCTTTATGTTTGATAGCCGTGAACTAGGAGCTCTCATTGTTGACGAAGAAGTTACCACTGAAGAATTTGTTGATCCTAAAGTTGAACTACGTAAGATCAAACTTCGTGAACGTTATGCGGTAGCAGTCCTTAACGAAGGACAAGGTATTGCTACTATTAAGAACGTACGTATCGTACCAAACGAAATCGTACTTCCAGCACAAACTACTATCGATGTGGCTTCTAGTGCATTAGGTCCAATTTCTCCAACTGCTGACGTACTCAGCTGAGAAATAAGCTTAAGTAAGTTATAATGAAACCCCCTGTAAAGGGGGTTTCTTTTTATATAAACTACGTATTGATTGCTATTGATTAAAGACAAAGTACAATAGAGTTAGACCTTACAAAATAGGAGAAAACATGCATCGTATTGAATTGGTTACCGATACTCAACCAATGTTTTACATTCCAGGTAAGTTACACTTAACGTGGGAATCTCCTGGACCAGTAGATGTAGATTTGTCTATATTCACTGAACAAGAAAAGAACTGGCTTAGGAATGGAAAAATTAAAAACGTTCTTAAGATTGTTAACTTAAATCCTGAAGCGCCAAAGGAGGTGACACAAACAGCTTCAATAGGAATTAATTCAGCTTCTGCTGTACCAAAACCACAAGAACAAATAGTTCAAAACATTAAATTGAATGCTGAAGAAATGAGACTTAAGCGTGAAGCCGAATCTAAAAAGACCCTCACAGCACCAATGCCAAGCTTGTCTCGTTTTATTGAAAAATGTGGAGACCTTCTTCAATTAAGAGTTATGAAAGAACAAGAATTAATAGGCAAAAACCGCGCAAAAGTTTTAAAATTACTTGATGAGCGCATAACAGCAATATCTACTAATATTAGTAATATTGTTGGAACATCCCTTAATGAAGACTCAATTGCTAGTGATGCAAATCTTCCTAAAATTGAAGAAGAACTTCAAGAGCTTGTTACAGTTAATTTAGGAGCTGAAGACTAATGCCTACTACCCTCGACATAATTGACTTTGTTAATCCAGCCAATAATGTTATTGGCGTTCCGCTTAATAATGCTATTCAAATAATCTTTGATAGAGAAATTGACGAATGGTCTATTGAACATGGTGGATTAATTGTTGAGGGTCCAGATAGCGATCAAGTTATATATCCAGGCTATGTTCCTACTACGTTAATACCGGGTAGTGAACAAGAGATTCTACAATCTCCAGGTTTAATGGGTATTGTACCGGGTAAGTTTACTTTTCAGCGTATTGCACTAGCGACAACTGATATAGTAAATACACCTGATACTACTGGAGCAGGAAATCTTTATCGTACAAAAGCTATATTTAAACCAGATCAACCATTAAAGCCACAGACTAATTATTCTGTTTACTTAGTTGGAGACGATGATCCTACAGATGAAGAAATGCTTGGTCTTCGTACTCGTACGGTTTTTGATCCAGTTATAGGAGCAAATACAGGTACAGGAAGTGTAACTTTTTCTGGAACTTATTTAGGTAATCTTACTCAAGATACAATTAATATTCGTATTACACAATCAGGAGTAAGTGGAGAAGCTGAATTTGAAGCATGGCGCACTAGTCAGCCTCTTGACTTGGTTGGTCCATATCGTACTTCCACCAGCGAATGCCAAGTACTCGATGGAATAACTATTCAATTTGTGGAAGGATTATTTCAAGTTGATGACGAATTTTCAGTAGTAGTAAAACGTCCACAAGTTACAACAGGTACAGCTATTTTTACATTTTCTACTGGTAATGGTTCTATTACTGTAGTGCCAACTACAACTGCGACATCAGTAACAGGAGATCCTGCTCCATTAATTCCATCTACTCAGTTTAAAGTTTTGAAAACAACTCCAATAGATGGAGGAACTAATTTACCTCCTGCTGGCAATAGACGACTCACTATTGAGTTTAGTGATGAAATTGATCCAACTTCTGTTACAACTGATAGAGTACAAGTAATAGTAGAACCTGTTATAGATCATCCACTTTTAATTAATCAAATACAAGCTGGTCCAATTTCTCATGTAGTTACAGTAAGTGGTACAAAAATGTTTATTGATTTGTAACTTTATTAAGTCTTAAAGGACGCTATATGACACAGCCAAAAGCTTTAGTTTTAGATGAAATAGTTCGCATTTATAAGAATAGCGCCAATCGTGTGATTGGTATTCACTGTATTGCTGTGCATGAACAAAGAGAAGTGTTCCCAAATCCAATTCCATCTAAAATAAATGCTTCTAGATTTAAACGTACTGCTACTATTCATGTTCATTTTGATAGACTTAATTTAGTTATGGGCGAATCTCGAGTAATTAGCGCAATACAGATGCTAGGCAAATATGATGATTTTACCTACAATGGTACAAATACAGATATCATAATTGTAAAATATCTAGGAAATGATCAAACAAATGATTTAGAAGTAAGCTTAAAAAATCTACCTACTATTGGAGAAACACTCTAATGAGTTGTCCAACATCTAAATCAATTCAGCAACATATTATTGAACATGAAATTCTTGGTGTTGGATCATCTAGTTCTGCAGATTTGTTAGTTATTGATGGTTATCCAACTTATATTGACCCGAGTAGAGGTGGAAAAAGATTATCCACTAATAGGCCAATATTTATTGCAACTAAAAAAGCAAAAGCAGAAAATGTATATCTTCAAACCGCATCTTCGATTGCAAGTTCTAAAACTGGGTATAGAATGTTACATAATGGTACTATTACAAGTATAGTCCTTCAATTATCTAGTTCAGCTAATGTTAACTTACATATTTATCGTAACAATACCTTAACTCCACTTGTAACTCTTAATGTAAATGGTCAAGGTGGACATTCTTACTCAGTAAATGTTGATTTTGCTGAATCTGATATTTTGCAGTTTTTTATTGAAGGAATATGCCATAATCCAGTTAGTTGGATTGAAGTTGCGTGGCGATTCTAATTTTGGAGCGTGATTATGCGTGTCTACTCTTCTTTATGTACGTACATCTAGTGCCGGTACAGGCCCAGATGTTTTTCTTCAAGATCTAGGTATTACTGTTGCTACTAGCGCTACATGGACACTATTAAGTTCTTCATCTCCTGAGCGTCCTGATGGTTCAAATGGTCAATTCACTGCTCGTGAAATTCGTGATTCAGTAGACCTTTTCAATGCTATTGATTCAGGTTTACTTGAATGGTCAAAAGACGGAATTGCAGTTGAAACTGCAGTCAGCTATACATCTGACTATATGTTGTTCCAGGACTTCACTGATGATAGTCCTTATTTTCTAAACTTAACTGTTAGTGGAACATTGACTGCTTCTGGTTTTGATATCTCAAATCACTTCAATGGTGGTCCAAATAAGCATGATGCTTCAGAGATTGATGTAGAAGGCACTTACAGCAATATTCCTGCTGCACCTTCAGATCTAGAAACTGTAATTGCAAGTATTAATACTGCACTTAGCACCGCATCTTCATTTGCTTTTGGCGTTGTTAATGCTGACTCTGGTACTGCAACGGCTGACGTAGGTTCAGATACTATCTCTATTACTGGTGCAAATGGTATTGTTACTTCTGCAGCTGATAACCCAGAAACATTAAGCATTGATGGTAATGCTCTATTGCCACGCGATGGTTCTCGCCCAATGACGGGAGACCTTAATCTTGCTGGCAATAGTGTTGTTTCAGGTCTTAATGCTACTTTTACTGGTAATGTAAATCTTGGAGGAGCTACACAATTTAAGCTGCCACAAGCAACCGACGTTCCTTCTACCTTTACTGGTGGTAGTGAAGGCGATCTTGCTTGGGATACAGACGATGAGGCTCTTTATGCTCATGATGGTACACAATGGTTCGCTATTGCTCCTGCTTCAGGTATAATTACTGACCATGGTGGCTTAACTGGTCTTCTTGATGATGACCATCCACAGTATGCATTATTGAACGGTAATGCTGTTAGAAATACCGTTTCTGGTGTCTTTGACTTCACTAATGGTGATTTGATTCTTCCAGTTGATGTAACTCCACCAGCTGGCGTTAATGGACAGATAACAACTATTGGTGGTGTTCAATATGTATATGACGGCACACGTTCTAAATGGCTTTCTGTAAACCATGAAACACTTTGGGCAGCTAGAAATTCTGGTTCTGCTAATAATATTTATTTGCGTGGACCAGACAGTATTGCAACCAGTGCTACAGGATTTAGAATGTTGCGTAATGGTACGATTACAGGTATTACAGCTGCATTTTCAGCTGTTGATACAGCTACGATTGAAGTGCGTAGAAACGATTCACCAACCGTACTTGCTTCATTAGTGGTAACTGCTGCTGCTGGTGCTCAAAACGCAACTATTAACGTAGATTTCAATGCTGGAGATGAAATACAAATTTATCTCAATGGTAGTGCACCATATCCTATGGCTAGTGTTGAAATTGCTTGGAGAGTTTGATTTAATATTTAATTAGATACACACAAAAAGGGGCATTATGCCCCTTTTTGTGTTATAAAATAACTATATGTCATTTTTAATTAGCACCACTGGAACTACAGTTAACTTATATGATTTAGGAGTAATTATTACTCACCCTACTATAGATAGGGACCTTTCTGTAGAGTTTAGTGCAACTGAATTAGCTGATAGTACATTACTAACTACTGCTATCAATAACGGCACTTTAACATTAAAAATTTCTGATGAAGAATATGGAAATTATGAAGTAGATTCTACAGAATATTACTCTGGTTTATCAGTTCAAAATCAATTTATTAAAGCTGAAATTGAAAACTATATAACACAAAAAGAATTAAGTGCTGGTGTTTTAGATACTCTTATTGATCCTGCAGCATCTGCTATCTCTATTACATCTACTGCTTCGTTAACAAAAAATGTTTATTCTGTTAATGGAAAATTCCAGAAATGGAAACTAGAACCTAACGATAAAGTAGTTATTACAGGTGGTGCTGCGGCCGGGACCTATACTGTTGACGAAGTAATCGATCAATATCAGTTTACTGTTATAGAAAGCATAGTAGATACAGCAGGTACAGGTACTTTTGCACTTTATCATCCTATTGGATCAACAAGGGTTACGGTAGATACAACTGGCCTTACAAACATAAGTGGTTCTAACTTACAAACAGTACTTAGTTCTATAGATGATGCAATTAGTGCTACAAGTGGTTTTGATGCTATTCAACATAATAGTTTACGTCAGTTAATTCATTTTATTAATGAAGGTCCAGGTGATGGTTTTGCTAGTGGTTGTACTAAAACTGTTTCTGGTGGCATATTTCCTACATCTGTAATATGGAGATTGCCTGATAATAAAAAGCTTGTAGAATTAACTATTACACGCAATAACTCATTATTGCCAATCATTGAAGAATGGAAGATGTATGATACTGATGGAATAACAGTATTAACTACCCTTACAGATACTATTAATTATTACAGTGTATTTGAAAATTACAGAACAAGGACAATCTCATGAGCGCAAATAGTCCTGCTAGTATTCTTTTTACAATTAGTGGTGTTCCATTAGGTGTTGATGATGGACAATCCGCAACCACCTCTGGATTGCAAGGTTTAGTGGTTGCGGGATCTGACGGTACTGAATTACATCATATACGTACAACTGCAGATGGTAGCATTCGTATTGATCCTATTGGTACTACAGCACAGCCAGTGACGGATAATGGTGGTTCATTAACTATTGATGCCACTTCGTTACCTTTGCCTATAGGCGCAGCTACTGAAACAACATTATCTACTCTTTTAACAGAAAATGTTTTTTTAGATCATATAGGTGAAGTTCAATCTACTCCAACAGTAAACACCATACTTGGTCGACTAAAAGATCTATATGACATATTGATTGCACGTTTAGGTACATTAGGTCAAAAGTTAATGAGTGGATCAACTCCAGTCGTTATTGCTAGTGATCAAACGCCTATTCAAACTAGTCTTACTGATTCTGATGGCACGCCTGTAGGTGTAGATGATGGAGAAAGTATTCCTGTAGGAACAGATGGAATATTAGCAATGGGCAGTGATTACACTGGATATGCTAGACGAATCAGAACAACTGCAGATGGTCGTTTAATAGTAAATAGTGCTGTAGCAGCTCCTCCTGCTACTTCAGTTGTTAATCAAGGTGTAACTGGTGATGTAGCTACTGTAACCGATGTTTTTTATACTATTCCAAATGGTGAACAATTAAAAATACAAAGATTTGCAGGTGGCGGCGAACAAGCAACAGGTGGTAGTAAAGTGGAATTATATTGGGCACCAAACGGTAACACTACTGGAATAGAAAGAATTCGCGTAGGTTATGTTAATGGTAATAATTTTGAATTTACACTAGACTGGGATGCTCCCGCATTAGGTAATGGCACACGAGCTATATTGATTCGTCGAGAACGTTTTTCAGGTGGCGCCATTGAATTAGCAGGCTTTTGGGATGGATATTACTAATGTTGCATTTACGAATTTCTTATTCAGTTTGGCTTGATTTATTAACCGAAAATACTTCATGGCAAACTTATTATTTACAAAAAGATAATGGTTATTCTGTCTATAGTGGACATGAAAATATAGTTTATGAATCATTTACAAATGATATGTCAGGCTTTTTAAATCTATTTGATGATTCAATACTAGTATCTATGGCTGATGATGCTATGGCATTACTTTCAACAACTACTGTTCCACCTCATCGAGATACAAATGGAAATTTAATTGTTGCTCCAACACATTTTACAATCAGTGAATCTTGGAGAATGGAAGGCATTCGTTTTACAGCTAGTGGTAATAGCCTTACCATGTATGATTATCCCATAACCAAAGAAATTCTTATGCAGGGAGCACAATGGTGGACAGTATGTAATTCACTTGATGATGAAGCTGATTTTAGCGTAATAGACAAAACTAACGCATTAGGATTACATACCCTATATGGTCTTCCAGTAGGTTATCCAATTGAATTAAAGAAGTTTATTAATAATTATCACGTGCCATCTGGTAGCCATACTGGTTTGATTCAAGCTCCAACTGTAACACCAATAGTTTCAGGATTACATGTCAGAATTGCATATACAAATAATGGTGATGATAACGCAGAAATTGGAGTGAATTATATCTATTATGAAAAAACCTAAAAAGTTAATTATTAATGGTGAAGAAGTAGAGCCACTTCCTAAGAAAAAACTTCATGAAGAACTAACTCTTACTGAAATTGAAAAACTAATTAAAGACAAGCAAAAAGAACTTGGACTTATCAAGAACTAATAATCTGTTAGAATAACATTGAGGTGCATGTCTAATGCCTGCAGGATATACTTCTGGTCAAATTTCTGTTCTTGATACTATTACTCGCACATGCTTCAATGGTGCGGGTGATGTTATAGCTACACAAGTTATTACAGTTCAAGCTTATACCATACAAGGTTTTAATGCTGCTGGAATGAATTTGGTAACTTCAGATGGTTTAAGTACCAATCGTTTTAAGCGTACTGCTGTAGTTAAACTTTCTACTACTAAGTCTCCGATAACTGGAGCTTCATCTACTATTGCTAGTATTCAGACTGAAGGGAAATATGACGCCCGTACTGAAAGTGGGGGCGATATCACTACTGTAACTTATACAGGTCGAGCACCAGTCAATGATATTATTGTTCCTGTTACTACTTTGGGTGGAGTGCTTAAAGTAGGTGATTCTGTGTGAAAGTTAAATTAGTTCTTTCTGGTTCTGGTACTAAATTTCCTATTTTTGCAGGCGCTCTTAAGCGTTTGGAAGAGGCAGGTTATATAATAGAAGAAATTATTGGCACATCTGGTGGCGCCATTATTGCTGCTGCACTTGCCTCAGGAATGTCTGCTGATAAGATTATTAATTTATGTAAAGAGATTATGCCTCGTTTGCATAAATTGGTCGATTTTAATGTATTCAGACCACTTACAGACTGGGGGTTTGTTGGTGGCAAAAAGATCAAAGAAGAACTAGGTAAACACTTTGTTAACATTTTAGGTGAAGTGAAAATCCCATTACATATAACAGTAACTAATTTTGATACGGGTATGTTAGAAATTTTTAGTTCTAAAACTCACCCTAAACTAGAAACAAATAGAGCTGTCCGTGCAAGTGCTTCTATCCCAGTCTTTTTTGTACCAGAAATTATTAATGGAGACATGTATATTGATGGTGGAGTAAAAGCTAATTTTGCCATCGATTACTTTAAAGATACTTCAAATATAATTGGTCTTTACTTTGTAGAAAAGCCAGGACGTAAACCACGTCCAAAAGGTATATTAGCTTTTGTTAATTTTATCGGACGAATTATCGATATGTTAATAAATGCTAAAACTCAAGACGATATAGAAGATGCTCCAAATGCTATACGCATTCCATTAACTAGTGAAGTTAATGGACTTGATTTTTCATTTAAACCTGAAGAAGTAGAAGCTATGATTAAAGAAGGCTATAATGGAGTGGATCGTTGGATTAAAACTAATTCGAGGTAACTCTAATGAGTAAAACATCTAAAATTCTACATAAAATACATACAGGCGATTTAATTTTTATTGCTGCTTCTAAACAAAATCCTGTTGAATGGATTGATGTAGCATTGATTTACAATCACGATGTTTTCCGAACTATACAACTAGGAGATGGTAATAGTAAAACTATTCGTCAATCTACAGCTGAATATTTAGAACATGAATATAGGCCTATTGGTGTATTTCGACATTTTCACATGGCTTTAGAAGAGCGAGAGTTATTAGCAAAAACAATAGTGCATGTATTTGATAAGCCTTTAAGTTTTTGGATGAAAGTATATAGTTTCTTTAAAAAGCCAGTTAAAGAATTTAATTGGAACAATCAACAATCAATTAAACCATTATTGCTTAAGCACTTTAAACAAGAATCAGTTAAGCAGTGGGAAGAATCAGGTATGCTTGTTCGCTTAATATAAGGTGGTCATCAATGAATTCTCGTGATCCAATTAGAGTAGGACAACAAGGTCGCCTTCGTGTACAATTTTTTGATGCTGCAGGTCAGCCTATTGAAGCAACTAGCGTAACTGTTGATTTATTTGCTCCTGGACTTAATCCTGATGTCGATACTCCTACAATTACCGGACTAATTCCCACATATAATGGACAAGGCGTATTTGAACTTTTAGTTACTGCAATAGGGCCAGGAGGACAATGGGCCGATAGATGGACAGGTTCTATTCTTGGTACCCCAACTATAGCCGTACAGAAATTTTCTGTAATATCTGATGGTATTATCGCATCTTATCCTATTCATGGATTAGGAGAAAATACTCTTGTTGAAATATTACTTTCAAAAGATATTACTTCTATTAACGGCGTAAGTTTAGATGAAGATTTTGGATTCTTTTATACTACTTCTTATAACCCTCTTTACTCTAGTGTTAAAAAAGTCAAACTTGATGCTGGCGGTATGATTGGTAACCTTCCAGATGATACGATTAATTTAGCTATTCTAGAAGCTTCTATTGAAGCTGATGTACTTCATTTTAGAAAAGCTATCATCAATGAAAACGTATTTGTCCATGCAAGACGCCAATATGTGACCTGTTTAGCAGCACAAGGATTAGCTCAAAATATTTTAGCTAATGGCGGAGTGGTTAAGAGTAAAGCTCTTGCAGATTTTAAAGTTGAATATGATGTTAATATTCTTGGTGATTTACTACGTAGCTTAAATGATTGTTGTAAAAAATGGGAAGCTCAAATTCAAACTGGCGGTGGCGCGCGAACTGTTCGTAATCCACGAATGGTAGTTAAAGGAGAACTTGATCCAGATCGTCCAGCAACAGGCAAATTATGGTATGGTTTGTCTTCTGGAGAACAACCTATTGGCAACAACAAGTATCGTACCAGCGGCACTCGTCGTTGGAGAACTGGTTGGATATCTAGAACTCCACGTACTGGTAATGGAAGTGAATGGTAGTGTCAAAAAAATATGATTTTTATTCATCAACCAAAACAGGAATGACAGAGATTGATCTTCGATCTGAATTCTTAAATACTATGTATGGGAAAGGTCCTGAAATTCCAAAACGACAAGAAGGTTTAGTTCGTATCTTTCGTCGTACTGTTGATAATAAACTTATTTCCTGTCCATGTGTTGATCCAGTAACAGGTGAGCCTGATAGAGAAACACGATGTCCTGTTTGTTTAGGCGAAGGTAATCTTTGGGATGAAGTTAAGATTGATTTCTATCACATTCGTGCAGAATCTCAATCTTCTTTATCTTTTCAAGACAAACAACGAGCACCAGGAATTATGAACACTATCGCCGAAGTTTTTTATATTCCTTGGCAGTTCGAATTGACAAAAGAAGATAAGATTGTAATATTAACACTTGACAAGGAAGGTTATGTAGCTACTCCTCTAACCCGATTTCAATTGTTTAGAATTTCCGATATAAGACCAATGCGACTCGATAATGGACGCTTGGAATTCTGGAAGATCTACACTTATGAAGATGGATCTAAGTTCTTATAAAGGTGATTTATGAGTCAATTTGATATTTCAGCTGAACTTCTAGAAAATCCTTATAGAATTAGAGTGGCGCAAACTTTTAGTGGTATTGTTGAGCGAACCGAAGGTACTCGGTCAGTAACTCCCGGTCCCGCCAAAAACTATTTTGAATTTTGTGAATTATTAAAGCAAGCACTAGATGATTATCAAGCACGTCTTGAAAGTCCAAATAAAGTTGTTTTATCATGGGAAACTCCTGACAAAACAGCTATCACAGAAGTAGTAAGTATCAACCTAGTTAAACGACTACCAGGCGCATTCGATCAAGGGGCACCATTTGAAGGATCGGTCAAAAACCTTCGCCCTATTATGAGAGAAAGTAAACCTGACCCAGATGCTCCCGGATATAGAAAAATCATACTTGGGAAATGGTATGACAATTTAGTTCGGCTTACATGTTGGGCTCAAACTAACAAAGAGGCAATACAGCGTTCTTTTTGGTTTGAACAGTTTATTGAAAAATATACCTGGTTCTTCAAAATGTCTGGTGTTCAAAGAGTAATCTTTTGGGGACAAGAAGAAGATATAGTCATAGATAATGACGGCAAAAAGTTATATGGCAGACCATTACTTTTCTATGTACAAACTGAAGAATTGACAGTTCATTCTGAAAAAGAACTTGAAGAAATTTATGTCAATCTTGCTGTCAAGAAAAAGTAAATTGGTCTAAAGGAGGAAATTCCAAATGCCTTTTGAGAATTTACCAGGTATTTTTGATACCAAGCTGGATGGAAGTCTAACCTTGCCATCTACAAACGATTCTCCAATCGTTGTTGTTCTTGGTACCTCAGAAAAGGGTGATACCGAACAGCTATTTACTGCTGTTCGTCTACAGGACGCCGCACGTGTTTACGGTAAAACTGGAACTCTTATCCGTGGAATGTATGAAGCTGCCTCTACTGGTGCAACCAATATTCGCCTCTTCCGTATCGGAGCAACTGCTGCTTTATTGGAAGATGTCGGCGATGGTCTCACCATTGAAACAGTAGCTAAAGATGATTCTACTGGTACAGATTTTAAAATCTGGTTTGTCGCTGCAAGTGGTCGTCTTCGTGTATATCGTTCCAGCGATAGCACTCTAGTGTTTGATTCTGGAGATGGAACCCCCGATTCTAAGGTAGATCTTGGTGAAGTTGTAGTTACTGGTACAGCTACTGGTGGCATCAATATTGGATCTTCTGCTGCTACAGCAGTAAATCTTGAAGATGTTCCAGGCGTAGATGCTACTACTACCTTCACTGCAGGAACCGACGGCATAAACCTCAGCAGAATGGAGCTTTATCAAGCTTTAGATCAAGCTTATGGATTGCTTGAGGATGCAGATCTAGATATGGTTCTTCCAATGAATGTATATCTAGACGATAAAAATGTTATGGACATGACACTAGCTACTGCTTCTGGTCTAATGTCTGCTGTTTCCGGATTTTCTTCTATTGAAGTAGGCGGAGACAATGATGTCCTAGGTAAGCTATATACAGAAGAATTTGATGGACAAAAATACTTCTTCTGGGACGTAGATCGCGACGGTGTAGCAGAAATTGTTCCAACTGTTCGTGGTTTAACAGCTCCACAGCAAACTGCTCTTAATGCTGGTAACATCAGTATTGCAGCAGTATTAGCATCTGATCCAGCTGATCTTGTTGAAGCAAGTTTTCATGAAGTAAACTTTGCTTATCAATTAGCTAATTTTTGTTATAGAAGTTCACATCTTAATACTGAAATGCATGGATTAATTGGCGTATTGCCACCAGCAGCTTTCTCTCCAAGAGAGGTTGCATTGTGGGTTGGTCAAAATCCAGTTACTGAAGTAGATGGAAATGGTGAAGTTCAAATCGTAACCAACGGCAAGGGCCTACTTGGTAACAAATGGGTAGCCGGACGTATTGCTGAAGGAACTCTTCCAGCTCATATCATTGATGGAGCAGCTCGTGTCAATGGTGGATTTATCGCTACTGACAATGGCGAAATCGATGGTATTCAGCTAAAAGATGAAAATGATAGATTGGTTGATATTGGTAAATATCTAGATCTTGTATCTGCATATGTACAACATGTTAACCCATCTCGTGCATCTGCTTACGTCGCAACAGGTGCTGCAGCATATGCTGGTTTAATTACACGTTTGCCTGCATCTTCTGCGCCAACCAATAAAGTTGTATCTAATGTAAGTTTGCCATTCCGTATTAACAATACTAAACTTGATGCTCTTGCTGGTAAGAGATACGTAGGGTTTGTAGCTAAGCCAAAGGGTGTAGTTGTAGCTGATGCTCCATCTGGATCACGTCCAGATAGCGACTATAACCGTCGTTCAACAATGCGAATCGTTAAGGCAACTATTGATGTTGTTCGTGAAGTTGGAGAACCATTCCTTGGCGAAGGCATGACCGGTGCTCAATTGTCCGCTCTTGAAACTGCTGTTCAGCAAGCTCTTGGCGAACTGGTCAAATCAAAACCACCAGTATTGGTACGTTTTGAAGTTAAAGTAACCGCCAGTGCACTTGAGCGTATTCAGGGTAAATGCAAAGTAGAACTAGTGCTTGTGCCAGCATTTGAACTACGCCAAATCAATGTCACCGTTGCCCTAGCGGCTGCTTGATAAGAGGAGATGACGAATAATGGCTACAGCAACTAAGGCTATAGGTCAGTCCTACAATTCATTTTCAGGAATTGACATCAAAGCCGTTTTTAACAACGTAGTACTTGGAGAATTGCAAGCAATTAGCTACTCTATTACTCGTGAAAAAGCCCCAATTTACACCATGGGCTCTGCTGATCCACGTGCATTTGGACGTGGTAAACGCGGTATTGCAGGTACAATGATTTTTATTGTATTTGATCGTGGTGCTCTAATTGGAACTTTTGGTGCATTTTCTCGTAATCCAGGAAGCAGATTAAACTTTTCTGCTGATAAAGAAGAACTTCGCTCTCTGCAGGCTGGAATTAGCCCTAATATTCAAGCAGGCATTCAAGAAAGTCGTCGTCTTCTAGAAGAGGCACGTAATGAGTCTCCACTCACAAATGTTGGTGGTGATCAAGCAATTACCGCTCCATGGTATGCTGATCAAGTACCTCCATTTGACGTAACTCTTGCTGCAGCAAACGAGTATGGTGCGCTAGCTGTAATGAGAATTTTCCAAGTGGAAATTCTTAATGAAGGATATGGTGTCTCTATTGACGATATCGTATCTGAACAACAGATGACTTATGTTGCACGTCAGGTTATTAACTGGCAACCAATTGACAATCCAAATATTGATAAAATTGGTACTGCTACAGAAGTTTCAGCAGCTGAAGAAGGTTAATTAAGTAACATAACCTAAGAATAAAGCCACGCAATTACGCGTGGCTTTTTCTTTTGTTGTAGAATCAATATATGGCTAACATATTTAAAGGCGCACCAAAAACTAGTATTCTTAATGGCGAATTTGCCTTAGAGCAAAATGCTATGGCAGATTTTGCTACAACAATTGATGCTGAACAACAAAAACTCAAAGCTCAACAAGAACAGCAAAAGAAGATTTTAAATTTTAATGGATCTTCTTATTCTGGAGCTGACATTAGAGTGTTAGTACACAAATATGAATCTCCTACCGTAGATTTAAAAGCTGATATTGAACGAGCAATCGCTGTTTATAGTCAAATACAAGATGTCTTTTTTGATCTAAATACTCAAATTATTCCTAATATTAAAATAGCTTCTATAGCTCTCCATCGTGGAGAGATAACAAATATAGCTTATCAAATTGCTATTAAAACTTATCGTGATGCTGTAGTTAGAATTATTGGTTTAGAAAATACTATTAAAGATAGCGGCTTTATGCAGTTTATAGGTACTTCCCTTTCTGGACGTCTTGTAGATATTCAACGCAATCCTGATGCTGTTACAGTTGAGTTTGACAATACCCTTCGTTACATTGATGATCTTATTCGCGGATGGCAAAGCCAAGCTAATTCTCTTGGTAGTCGAGTTGGCGATTTCCGAACTACAAAAGTATTAGCTGAATTACAAACTATATCAATTAGTACATTTCGAGAAAAAACAGCTGTAAGAGCTTGTGGTCGTGTAGGAGTGAAAGGATACACTCGTGGTCCTCGTACAATTGCGGGCTCTATGATCTTTACTGTATTTGACAGAAATGTTCTTTTTGAATTATTAGATACTTCTCAACATGATGCTGATGATAAATTTAGAGCAGCCATTAAAGATCAACTTCCACCTATTGATATTACCATTGCATTTGCAAATGAATATGGTGCATTATCTAGAATGGGTTTATATGGAGTAGAATTTGTAAGTGAAGGACAAACAATGTCTATAGAAGATATTATTCTAGAAGATGTATGCCAATTTGTAGCCAGAGATGTAGATCCAATGACTCCAGTAGTAAACGACCAAGGCGAACCATATAATATTATTCTCAATAATTACAATCAAGCAGTAGCACTAGGTCGCGGTGCAACCCCTATTACCGATCTTAGAGCTTCTGATTTGCGTGGAACAGAATGGGATCTACGTACAGGTAACAGTCCAGAAAAAAGATTTCGTGATCGTCAGAATCCATTTTTCTAATCAATTTGAGGTGTAATCAATGCCAACGCCAAATCAATTTAGTAATGTTTATGATCTAGAGTACTTTTCTGGTGCTCAAATGAATATGTATATTGGCGATGTATTAATCGATGAAGTAACTTCTCTAGAAGTTAAAGTGCATCAAAAAAAGATGCCTGTATACGGATATGCATCTCAATTGTTTGATAAAGTTGCTGCTGGAACTATTTTAGTGGAAGGTTCATTTACTATTAACTATAAAGAATCTGGATATCTTTATACAGTATTAGAAAGATATCGATCTTTAATTAAAGGTGGACACAGCAATAAGCAATCTCCTTTTATTAGCCAAGACGCTTTATCGCAAATTTCTAAAAATAGAACAGGTGGAGCTATTAGTAATAACCAAAAAGGATTTTTGCGTCGTCAAAATATTGAACAAATTAATGCATCAGTAGAAGAAATTATTAGTGGTAAAAATATAAATGGCGACAACATTCGACCTGAAGAGCTAATAGATTATTACAACTCTATTACTGGATTCAATAATAATTCTAGAGCAAGAAATGGCAGCGCACCAGGAGCCTTACCGCCCACAGAAGCAATCTTCGAAACTTTTGAAGATAAAATTTGGGGATCTGAAGATTTAAATAGAGATTCTGAAGGTCGCCGTGGAGATTCTAATCGATTTGATGATTTTACTATCTATGTAACTATGGGTGATTATAATCGTAATGATAGAGTTAATCACACGGCTAAACGTATTGATAATGTTCACCTACTTGGACAAGCACAAACTATCGCAATTAATGGAGAGCCTATTGCAGAAGCATATTGGTTCTTTGCTAAAAATTTCGTATAATAATTTGAAGGAGGTTCCATGGAACCAGAAGAAATAGTGGAAGAAGAAAAGAAAGAACCAAGTCTTGCAGATAGGCTTCGTTCTCTGTTTGCAGAATTTGATAACGCACCAACTGCAGCTGATATTGAAGCTTTAAAAGCGAAATATGGAGATGTGTTTCTTTCAGCTTTAAATGATGATGAAATGTTTTTATTTCGTGCTGTAACACGAAAGGAACATCGTGCAGCAAATACTGCTATTGCTGAAGGAAAATTACAAGGCGATCTTTTCGAAGAAGAAATTGTAAAAACTTGTTTACTATGGAGATCTTCATCTGAAGACCTAGGAAATAAAGCAGGTACTATTCCATCTTTATTTGAACAAATTATGCAAAATTCGAACTTCTTAGCACCACAACTATTAAGTAATTTAGTAACTAAGTTGTAACAATGCATGAAAAGATCGTTGGATATAGACGTCGCTATGGCGATAACTGGCTAACAGTGTTTCCAAATAATTTAGAAATACCTTGGAGGCAGCTAACTCTTCAAGAATTTCTAGATTATGACGATCTTTTTCGTTCAGGCAGATATACAGCAGTTGAAATAGAAGATGAAATCTTTTGTACTGCTGTACTTGAGCCTATCTATCCTAATAATCTTGATATACTTCCTGCCGGTATAGTTAGTGTAGTTGTAGCTCAAATTCTTTATGTGTCAGGACCGACTAGTCCTGAACAAATTAGCAATGATTTAAACATTGCTCGTACTCAAGTACAAGACTTTATTTCATCGGCTGTAACACTTATTTGTTCAGTTTATCCTGCATATAAACCAGAAGAAGTATTTAATTTGAAATACGATATCTTCATGAAACGTCTTGCTATGGCAGAGAAACGCCTTCTAGAATTAGGTATATTGCGTGAACCATTAGTTATTGAATCAGCATCATCTGATCAAGCAGTTGCATCTGAACAGCAAGAATTACCTTCTCAGAGAAAACGCAGAGAACTTTTAGAAGCTCAACGTCGCAAAATTGAATCTAAATTACAAGACCTTAATCAAAATACTAAACATCCAGAAGGCGTAATTACTCACAATCAAATGAGTGATACAGCCCTTAGTTTTGTTCCGGACTTAAGTAATGATCCTCGTGATTATGAGTTGAATAAATTAAAAACTGAACAAGCCAAAAAAGAAGCTCTTCAAGGTCTTGAAGCTATTTATCCTGAATACTTTAAGATAATGAAAGAAGGTAAAAAATTAACTCCTGAAACTATTCAACAAGTTAAAGGAAGTTCTAATGCAGAAGTTAAAGAGCGCTATAAAGAATATGTTGCTAAAGTTACTTCTGGTGAAATTAAAATTCCTGCTTCTGTACAAGAACCAATTAAACCAAAAACTCCTGGTAAAATAAAAGTTAAGAGGCGTTAACTTTGCTAAATATTACCAGAGAAGATTTAATCACTTTTGCACCAGATCGTCCATATAGAAACTATTCTTGGTCAAGTGGTGATCAAACACAGGTTACTCCTTATGCAACACAAGGCATAAGAGGTGCTGCATTTTTAGCAGGAGCAGGAGCTACGGTTGGTGCGTTTTCAGTAGCTAAACGTTTTGGTTATAATCCTTGGGATCCTATTTATTCAGGTATTCGTACAGTCGAAGAATTGTCTCCAGGACATATATTTCGTACATTTCAATTGGGCAACTTTGTTTCTCAATTTACAACACAAGGGTTAGCTCCACTTGATATTTCTGCAGACTTAATACAAAAAACAAAAAACTCTGCTTGGTTTGCTGATCTAGTTCATCGTACTGGACCTGCTACATTATCTGCTACTCAAACTGGATTACAGTTTAGAGATGGCACTCTTTATGCTGGAGAACAGGTACTACTAGAAAATGCTCGACGAATGACAAGTGTTGGTAGTCCATATTATGCAGCTGCCTACTCTCGCGCTCTTGGATTTAAAGGCCTTCCTAATACTACTTTGCCTGATCATTTTCAATTTCAACGCCCACTAGTTGAAGGCCTTACTGAATCTATTTATTTTACTGGTGGACCAACACGTGGTCGTGCTGCGTTAACACAATTCCAGGCTATAGCTGGAGAATCTATTGAGCGTGCTAATAGATTGGCAGCAGCACCTTTTGGTATTGAACCATTCTCAACTGGGTTGAAAGGTGTTGAAGAGTTTTGGGAACGTAACTTTGGTACTCGCTTTACTCTAGCAGTCAAATCAGGTAGTGCTACAGAAACATTAGGTCGCATGGCTGGAAAATGGGGCGGTATTGGTACTGCAGCTTATCTAGCTTATCAAACTGCTGACTGGGCAACTCGCAATACTGAAATACTAGACAATACTATTTTTAATGAAGGTATTACTGCTGGCATTGCTACACTTGGAGTTAAAGCTAATAAATTCGCGTCTACAATAGCTGATATTCTACCTGGTGCTAGAGCATATCGTGAAAAACAAGAAGAACTTGCACCAGGTTCTACTAGTTTATTAAAACTAGCAGCATTTCCTCTTACGGGAGCTATGGTTGGCGGTAGTGCTTATTACTTTACTGGACTTCGTGAACGCTTAAAAGCTACTAATGAATTAATGGAGAAAGGCTTATCATATACTCAGGCTCTTCCTTTAGCTGAACAACGTTGGCTAGAAACTAGTACTAGTTTTATTGAAGACAACCCATTGACTCGATTACTAGAGTCTAAATTTGGGAAGAATATTCCATTTCTTGGAAAAATTACCCGTCCTAAAGGATTTGCTTTATTAGGAGCATTAGCTCTTACTGTGCCAGTCTTACCGTTTCTTCCTGGAGCTTTAATTCCAGAAAAGACTAGTGAGGAATTAGACAAAATTTACTCTGGTCAAGAAGAAGTTGCTGTTAGAAAGGGACGCTTTTGGGAACTTGGTCGTTCACCTTATGAAGGCGGGAAAATTGAATATTTTCGCCCACATTGGTACGCACGCTTGATGCAACGATCTTATGGTAAGTCCATGTATGACAATCAAGATCCAAATCCAATTGTTCAATGGGTAAAAGAAAACTTTACGTATGATGTAGAAAAAGAACATTATTATGATCGTCCTTATCCAATTACAGGAACTGCTTTTGAAGACATTCCTCTAATAGGTCCTATTCTTGGAGCAACTATTGGTAGGATTATTAAACCACCTAAGTTAATGCATACAGAAGAATGGTTAAAGCAAGGTAGTTCATCTAGGCTAGATGAAGAATCTGAAGTATTACGTACTCCTGGTCGTTTAGGTGAACAAGCTCCACTTGTAAACGATGCATCTCGTGGAACACCAATTGATCCTAATTCTCTTCGTCAAGTTGCTGGCGAACAAGCATATCGTTTGACAGAACTTTCTGGTTTAATTGGCTTTACGACTTCAGCTTTAAAAGGTGCAATTACTGGTGAACAAGAATTCTTTGATCAAGAAGAAGTTCTTCAATCTGCTAGAAGGATGTATGGAGCTGAACGTTCTTTTTGGGATCTAAATATGGGTGGCGCTGCATTTACTAACGAACTTTTTCGTCGTATGTATCCACATAGACGCAGACAAATCGAAGAATATAATCCAATTAGAAATACTATGCCAGATTGGATGCCAGGTCCCGGAGAAAGATCTGCTGATTTTTTACATGGTGATCCATTTACTAAAGTTCAAGAAGGAGAAATGCGCCTTCCTGGTGAAGGATACGCAGCTCGTTTCCCTGAATTATCAGGAATAAATCCTGAAGACTATCCTCTTATTCATAAATATAAGATTCTAGCTGATATTGCACCATATGCAGATCGTACTAAAGCTTTAGGTGCTAAACTTACTGGCCTTGCTAATGCTGGGTCTTTGTCTGAATATGAACTTAATTTATTACAACAAGTTAAACGTCAAGGTGCAGAACGTAAAAAAACTAAATCTTTTTATCAATTTGAAGTAACTGGTGAATCACCAGATTTAACGCTCCCAGAAGAACTGGGCGCTACTCAGTCTCGTGCTGCTGTTGCGGCACTTAATCGTATTCTTGCTGCTAAACAAGATGAAAAAATTAGTCCAGCACGTTCTGTAATTGGTGGATATTGGGAATCTTTAGCTAAAGCTTTACAAAACCCATTAGAAGCAATTGTACCTGTTGCTCCTGGATCTAAACTTCTTAACATGAAGTCAGCTATTCAGGAATATAAACAAACACAAGTATTTGGTCCTGATATAGCATTTTGGGAACATCCAATTGAAAATTTTATTCGTCCATTTATACGTGAGACAGCAGACCTATTTGCTGATCAGCCAGTTCCAGAAGAGGTACAAAAGAAACGTGGTATAGAAGAATATTTCGATATTTTAGAATATATAAAAAATAAACGACTGGCTGAAGTAGCTCGGACATCAGGTGCATCTGATGTATCTGGTGCTTATGAGCGTATGGCTACTGAAACATCGGTGGGCATTAATCCATATACTCGAAATTATTCTGCGCTTTTTCGTTCTCTTCCACGTAGTGAACGAGATTATTTTCAAGAGTTTGCTGGAGCAAAAACACAAGAAGAACGTCAACAAATCCTATCATTAGTTCCTCCTAATTTACGCAGAATTTACGCAGCTCAATGGGAGCAGCAATATGCTGATACTTTAAAAAACGCTCTTGATCGTGAGCTACTATCAGGTGAAGCAGCTCAAGCAGCACAAAATGATCTTCAAGCTTTTTATAATAAGAAAGCTACTGAAGGTTTTCCTGTTAATGATTCATTAATTGATAGATATCAAGATGAACGTGAAGATGAAGAAACATATGCTGATTGGTTTAGACGTTCTGTTTTAATTCCTGGTGTCGTTGGTGAAGAAGGAATTCCTGGCCCTGACTGGGTAGGATGGCATCCTGGAATAGACTTAGATGAAATTAAACTCAAAGTAGTTAAAAATGAAGCTATGGATATTCATGACTTTAATCTTTGGTCTTCAGATGAAAGATCTGTTAGTCGCAAGTCTTACTTAGATGATGTTACAGAAGACTTAATTGAAAATGTAATTTCTAATGAAAATAATAGTCCTCAACATGTTCAGCAAGAAGTGCGTAAAATATTAGCTGAACTTGGTATTGGTTCTAATGCACAAATATTTGTATATGAAGTGCCTGATAATCGAGAAGAGACTAAAATACAAATACAAGCTTCTGAATTACGAGATCGAGAAATTCGTGAAGTTCTAACAGAGAGGTTAAACGAACTTGGCTAAGAATGAACACGATATATCTATCGCCGATATGATTGCTGCTACAGCAAGTGGTACAGGTGTTGCTTATTGGCAATATCAAAAAAACTTTGCATCTGGAGCTAATACATTTAAACCTACATTAGATCCTCGTTCTAATATCTTATCCCGCATTCAATCTATTGATATTGATAATGCTTATAAGCGTGCAATTAAGCGTTTTGAACTTGATTATGCTTTAAATAAGGTAACGACTTATCAAAACAAAATTGAGTTATTAAATAGATTAGGTCGTGCCTCTTTTGTTGGAAACATTAATGATATTCGTGGCCAACTTCAACAACATCAAGTTGGCAGTGGACCAATGGGCCCAAACTATATTTCTCATAGTCCTGTTCTTAATCTGTCTAATAAAACATTTGAATCATTAAAAGAAAGTTCAATAATCCGATCTAATCAAAGTTTAATTCGTACTGAATGGGAAGCAGCGATAAAGGCTACATTTCCTAACCCATTGGAAGCTCGGGTGTTTTCTATTGCAGATGATCCTTTTGAAGGAATTCGTGCTTCACTTAAAAGTAATAATTCAATTTTGATGCAACGTGCCTTTTACACATTCGAACGCAATGTGGATAAGTTATTAAATCTTGGCCAAACAGAACCTCTATCTATGATAGGCGTATCTAGTTTTATTAAGTCTACTCCATCAGTTGGTGTTGCTCAAGAAATAGGCCTATCAGATATTACTGATACACGATTACGCGCTACTATTGAGCAAATTCAAACTGCATTAGATCGTCCACTTACTGTGTCAAGACGTGATATCGAAGGCATCACAGGACAAGGCGAATTACAATTTGGATTTAAAGGTGGAACGAAACCACTTTTTACTATTCCTGAATCTTTCGCAGCTACTGAAAAGGCTGCACCAGGCTTAATTAGAACAGGGGCAGGTTTACATAATGTTTATGCTCCTGGCATATTTGGAATTACTGATGATGCTGGTAAGCTTACTGATCGTTTAACATTTTCTCAATTCAAAGCTCAACAAATTTTGAATTCTGTTTTGTCTAATAATCTACATGGACAAACTCATGGACTAGCAGGATATTTATCTTCAGTAGAACAAGAAGTATCTAAGCTTGCCGATTACATGGAACCTAATATTTCTGGTCAAGACTTTTCTCTTGAAACTTTGTTTAAGGGTAATCAAATTAGTGTCTTAGATAAGCAAGGTAAAGCTGTCTCTGGTGATGCTAGACGTCATGTAGCTCAAGCTCTATATAAGGCAGGAGTTACTCCAGCTGGTGCTGGTTCAAGATTTGCTCTTACTCCTGAATATGAACTATATGGACCATTTTCTGCTGAATTAGATTATGCTAGAAAACCATGGCAATTTATTCGTCAGTATACTCCTACTGAAGCTGCTAAAGCAGCAATTGCTCAAAATCCTTTAGCTTCTACTGATTTTGATTTTCTAGATTCTCCTGTAGCAATGGAAAAATTTAGTAGTGTAAGTGGTGCTCGTGTTAAAACACTTTATTTAGACGATAATCAATTGGCAACGTTAAGAGACAAATTCAATATGACTATTGGTGATGGCGAGCTGCTTGTTCATGAAAGTACAAAACGTCAACTTCAAGTGTCTAGAATGAAACGTATTAATCTTATGGAAATTAATACTAAAGTTGCTGCTTTAATGCAAAAGGGTGGAGTGACATTAGACAATCTACAAACTCAAGTTAGCTTGTCTAATATTAAATACGAAGGAGTATTAGGACGAAATCCAGAAGGTCGTCTTGTATCTACAAGACATTCTACTGAATTAATGGGCCTTTCTCCAACATTTAATAAACGTTTAAACGATACTACAGATATAGGATTAGATCTTCTTGTTAGGGAAACTATTGATATGTCAAATTCTGAAAAGGTGTTTGGTGGCCTAAAGGGTATGGCCCGCTTTATTAAACCAACACCAGAATTTTTATCTGCTATATCTGCAGTAACTGGTCGTTCTATAGATGAACTTAGTGATGTAACAGCATTTGCTCGATCTGGAGATATTAAAGATAGCGCTCGTCAATTATCTGCATTAACTTCTAATTATGTTCTAGAAGCACAGCGAGCTGGTGTAGCTGTTGACAGTGATACGCTTGTTGAGCAAATCAAAAACATGAATACTGCTCAAGCAGAAGAATTTTTGTCTACAGAAGCTCAAAGACAGGGTTTTAAAACTTCACTATCTATTACTCAAAAAACAGGTGGATTAGGTGTTACTCAATTGCATTTTGGTGGTGCCAAAGAATTGACCGGTTCTGGCAATATTGGCACTCTTGAACCACGTATCTTTACCCTACTGGCAGCATCTGATCCAGGGAAGATGGGCAACGAAATTTCAAATGAATTACTTGAACGAATGATTCGCTGGTCTCCTGAACGAGTCGTAATGCATGAAGAATTAATGAAAACATTAGGTTCTCTTGAAGGATCAATAACACCTACAAAAGGTTCTTTAATTGCAGAAGTTTCTGAAATAAATAATAAAGGAAAGATGGATGAAATTTTTAAACGTGGTGGATTTGTAAAAACTGGTGTAAATAAGATTCCACAAATTTATATTCCAGGTTATGAAACTGTTCCTCAACTTCATCCACGTATGGTCGGAACTGGTGCACTTGTAGACACTAGTCAGCCTGGAAAAATCTTTCGAAATATTGTTTCTGACATTAAGGGGATGCAACGAGTTGATAGTCCATTATCTGAAGAAGACTTTATTAACAAATTTGAAAAAGAAAAAGGATATTTAACTCAATTATTTCAAGAAACGGCTTTAGCAGGAAAAGGTGCAGGATCTATAGCTCGTGGCGAATTAGGTGGATCACGTGCTCTTACAGTTTTATCTGAAAGCGGTGGGAATGAAGTTTCAGCTTTCAGTACAGCTGTCAAGAATATGACAAACATTCCTACTGGAATGAAAGATCGTGTTGTCGGTCTTCCTACAACTTATGCACAAGAAATGTTTGATGAAATGAAGCGCCTTTATGGTTCAGAAGCTATTGCTCCTATGGAAAAAAGATTTATGTCTGGTGAACTTATTGCAGGTATGGGCATGCGCCATCCTACTATTGGTGCGTATTCAATGCAGCCTGTATTGTTTAAGGCTATTCAAACCAATCAACCAGAAATTCTTATTTCAGAACGAATGGAAGATATTACATTAAAAGGTCCAACTGGTTCTATTACCAAGTCTATTCAAACTGGTATTCTTCCTGGTTTCGCAGCAGATAAAGATGCAGATACTGCACTTGCTATGTTATTGTCTCCTGGTACGGAAGAAAAACTTCGTACACAAATGTTAAGTGTTGATTCAGCATTAGCTACACAAATGCAAGAATACAGAGATCATTCTATTAGAATGCAACTGCTTAAACCAAAAGCAGCTGCTGAAATAGATGTTGGTGTATCAGCAGCCGAAAGAAGAGCTGCTGAAGCAACAAAACTAGCTCTTACTTCAGAAGAAGTAGGTCAATTATCTACAGCTTTAACTCGATCTCGCGTAGCTGTAATGGCATCTAATTTACCTGAAACCAATAAACTTCGATCTTTATCGTTACTAGAATGGTTAGAACAACAACCTATTTCTGGTAAACATGTAGCAGTTAAGCAAGCTTTATCAGGCATGTTTGAAGCACAATTAGATGCAGTTAAAATGGGTGCAGGAGGTAATGCTCCACTTCTGGCAGGTGCTATTAGCGAAATGACTGAAGGCATTGATTCGCGACTAAAACCTTTATTCCAAGAAGGGTTAGAATTAGATAAAGGTGGGCGTATTGGTGGCTGGCATCTAGCTGAAACCACTAAAGATATAGCTGGCGCGGCACATGAATTTAATGCACTTCCTGCTGGTTCACAACTTGCTGCAGCAACTAGATATGCTACTCCATCTAGTGGGGCATCTATAGGGTTTGAACAATTATCTAATGTTATAATGGCTAACCAAATTAAACCATCAAATTTTGCGGCTGAAGGCGCGCGCAATACCTTGGCGGCTATTAATCGTCAACTTGGAACTATAGCTCATAAAACTCGACCTATTATTAAACCTATTGCTCTGGGAGCCATAGCAGCTGGTGCAACTATGGCTGTATTAGGACCTACTCCTGGTCAGTTACCACCTCCATCTGGAGATGAACGAGTACAGCTCACTAATCAAACACGAGATAATATAGAGATTCCTGGTATTACACAACAAATACTTGGACAACCAAGTGTTGCCCCACATTTGCAACAAAAATCAATGCAAATAGATCAAAGTAGTTCTGATCGCCGTAAGAGCTTACGTGCTACAATTAAAGCTAATAACCTTACAACTCAGCAACGTCAGGCTTTAGTTAATCGTCTTAATGGTCGTTATCCAAATAGTCAAATGAACGTTAACATACAAGATGATAGAAAAACACTAAATCCTCATGCAATTAGTGATATGCTGGACTAACTAGGGGGCATTTATAGTGAGCGAGTTACATCCCGACTTATTTCAAATCAATGATGTTGTTCTAACAATTTCACCTGAAAATATTACTATCGATAGAACAGCTCAGTTAAAACAATATAAGCCTCTTAGAACTCGTGGAACGGCTAAAGTACGTTCACCAAGTTCTAATGTAGCTATTACTGTTCAGGCTAAATTTGTCGGCATAGATGATATCAATAATAAGTTGCGTCCTCTTGTAGCACAGTTTTTGCTTACTCCATTTTGTTATGTAGAAAATCAATATATCCGTGATGTTATGTTAGGCAATGAAGGCGCGGATCAGAATATGGGCCTTGCTTTAATTAACCTAACCATTTCTACTATTGAAAATCAACCAGATACTTGGAACGTAATCTTTTCGTTTATTTGGTTTAATTACAAACCTTTTACTCAAAATTTTAAATTTAAAAGTGAGCTGTTTACACAATCTGCACAAAGATCTCAATCTACGCCTGGAGTGCCATTTCAATTATTCTATGGTCACCAATTAAGTAAACTTCGTCCAGTAGCATTGCAATCTTCTCAATTACAATTTGCAACTATGGAGTTTTTAATTGCTGCTAAATCACCAAATCCAGGTGTAGGTGAAGATCAAACTCCTGACATGGATTTAATTTCTTTACGTAGCTTTGAAGATACAAGTGCTGATTTGTTTGGTGATATTCAAGATTTTGTTAATGAATTAGGCACAGATTCTCTAGAGGGTATTTCTCTGCGTCAGACTTTAACTAATTTTCAGTCTGATATCAATATCGTAAATACTGTACAAAATACAGTTAAGGCTATTTCTTCACTTGTGTCTCAAATCAAAGCAATAAAACCAAATGATAGTCGACTAAAGGATCTTATTCATAAAAGAGATAAACTATTACAAGATTCTAGTCTTATTTTTAAAGGCAATGTATGGTTGGAGCTACCAATTGATACAGTCACCGCTCCAAATAAATTTCGATCACAAAAAGCTAAAAATGAAGAATTTGAATCTAAAATCTATTATAAAAGTAGAATCCTATCTACTTCAACTGATGATCTTCATAGTGGATTAGTGGCTACTACAGTTACAATGAATTTTAATCATAAATTAGCTGTATTGCCAATGCAAGGTTATCAGTATCCTACTGTTCAGCATTTAGGTAGCGAAGACGTTTCGTTTGCTATTCAAATTGCTTGTTTGGATGATGACTCAAATCGAGTAATGTCTGACTTTTGGAATCTTACTCAAAATAATATTCAATATGGAAAATTCATTCCTCAAGAACTTACAACCGTACGGGTTAATAATGAGTTGTTCCAATTCATGGGCGTAGACGATATTCTCTTTTCAGCTAAAAGAGATTCGACAGTACCAGGACAAGTAGGAATGTATGTACATGAATTAGAAGCTGTATCTAATGGCCCTTCGGCTTTAGATCTTGAACAAATTGAAGTTATTCCTACTTCTTTCAAGATAACTCGTAAACTTGTATGGAAAGCAATATTTGATAACCTTAATTGGGCACGTCGAAGAACTCATGATTCATTTCGTGCTAAACAAAGTATTGATGTAGCTTCACAACAATTTTTAACTAAACTGGCGCAAACTAGTTTAATCTCTTCTTCTTCTAATGGATTAAATGTAGAATTTGGCAATTTGATTCATGAGCTTTTAGATCAAAAAACACTTTCATTAAGCGATCTTTTTGCATCTAAAAATATTTTTCTTGTTACAGCTACATTAACTGACGATACTTTATTAGGCGCAGATGGTATTAATACAGTTTTATGGGAATTTTTAAGAACTGATAAAACTTCTATTGGTGAACAATTCTCTTTTGATAAGGAACAAATTGCAACTACTAGAGAAAAGCTTCGTTCAGAACGTTTAAAACTAGCTAAGCGTCAAGAGGCTCTTGTTGCTCTTAATTCAACAATTAAAGATATTACTGCGCGTGCTAATCAAATTGATGTAGTTACTGAACAAGGCATTCTATTTAAAGATGGGTCTGCTATATCATTTAATACAATATTTCCAGATTCAGATATAAGAAAAGAATTTGATTTTCATGTTAATACTGCAATAGCAAATGTTCGCGCGCATCGTATTGCTGATAATTTACCTGCTGACTTATCTTTTGATAATGAAAATAAAATTCGCCAACAATCACTTATTAGTGCTCTTCGTGAATTTGAAAGTTCTTTAGTTAAACTTAATGATATTAAATCTCAAAGCAACAATTTTGATGCAGATCTTAATCGTCTCTTTGTTGATTGGAATCGTTATGCAGTTTTTACTGCAGATGAAATTATTAACAAATATCTAAATCTTCCAATTTTTGCTGAAGCAAAAGCTGAACACGATAAATTAACTCAACGTACTAAAAAGAAATCTCTTTATCGTGACATGTCTTTTCGAGATATAGAAGCATTTATTAAAATGCATTTACGTCTTCCTGATACTGAATTATCTCTTGAACCAGATTTCTTCTTTTGGAATGAAACTGCAGATGGTGGTTTATTAACATCATTAACACCAGAAAATATAGAAGATGTTAAGCGTCAAACTATTGATTACGCTACTAAAATTGGTGAAGAAAATTCTAATTGGTATCAAAAGCTATATCTTAAAAAAGCTAATCCAGAATTTAATGAGTTTCTTAAACAAGCTAATTCAACTGGTCAGCTTGGTCAACTAGATACAGATATACAACCAGTTCCAGGTTTGTCACAAATCACTAAAGATATTGATGTGTCAAATAAGTCTGTTAATGCAACAACGCGTAATATAACTGGTGAATATTCTGCCAATACAAATCAACCAGGTATATTGCCTGCTACTTCTGAAGGTTTTTTTGAACAAGCTGTATCACTTACAAAACAGCCTCAATCAACAGAAGAAACTTTAAATGCTGATATGACTATGGCTGTTGGTACAAATACTCAGCAAAGTTCTTATGGTGCATGGATTCATCCATTTCCAGGAGCAGTAATAACTTCACGTCCTGGATATCGAGTTATTAATAAATTAGGTGCTGGATTTCATCAGGGCACAGATCTTGCGTATCCAAAAGTAAATGGTCAAGATATGACAACAAATCGCCCTGTATATTCAACGTTGTCAGGAATTGTAAAAGTAGCCGGACCTATTAGTGGTGGCGGTACATCGGTCTTTATTGAGTCACAAACAGACTTTGGTTTAATGACACATAAGTATCTACATCTTTCTGGTATCCTTGCTGGTATTGTGCCTGGTTATTCAATTGGAGCAGGAGAATTACTTGGCTTTGCAGGCAATACTGGCACTCGTTCTACTGGTCCACATCTTCATTTTGAATGTATTATTGAAAATCAAAGTCCACCAACTGTTATATATCCTTTTGGATCTAACGGTGGAGATAAAATTATTTCTGGTATTGCAGGACAACCATCTCGCAATATTATTGTGGCTGATCTAATTAATGCAGGTCAAGCACAATTTGCTCATTTACCACATGCTGGTCTTGAAGGATTATCCGGTGGACTAACTGCTTTCGAACATTCGGTAAGACAACTACAAGCATCTTGGAATAAAGAAGCAGGTTATAGAATGAATCGTGCATTCCCATCGATTTACTTGGCATTTATTGAAGAAGATTTGGATGATGCTAAGATTTTTAAATTCGATGATTACTTCTCTTTTTCATCAATTGTATCTATGTATATGGTTAAAGATAGAGAAGTTGCAGCTGACTATACGTTTATGCAATTAACTAATTTGTCTGGAATGTTATCTAATCGTAAATTTACAGGCACCTTTAATGAACAAAATCCCGTATTCAATGGAAAAGAAGCTAAAGATGTTGACAGAGCAGACGTAACTAAAATTGATACTGATGAAGAATATAAATTTGAATCTCTTATGTTGCGTGAAGGCATTAAAGTAGAGATTCGTCTTGGTTATTCTGATAATCCTGACAATCTTGAAGTAGCCTTTATAGGACGAATTGTAGGAGTACAATTTGCCGAATCTGATGATTTAGTTGAGTTAGAGCTTCAATCTTTAGCAACTGAACTTGTACAAGACATTAAAGGTGTAGATAAAGTTGAAGTAAAAGATGGGTTATTTGTTTCTGATGCACGCACTGGACCTCTATTAGAGTCTATGATTGCCTCTCCAGAATGTGTAAGTTTTGGATTCTGGAAACGTGGTCAAAAAGAAACTAATACTAATCTAGATCTTCTAACTGATAGGTGGCGATGGAATCCTGCTCCATCTACTGATAATATCTTTGCTCCACCTAGTGATCACTTAGATCCAAGAAAGTTTTTGCTTGGTAAATCTATCGTTACTAAAATTATTGGTGGTGCAGCTGCTATTGCTTCTGTAACTGCTGGTTTAGCTTTATCTGCAGGAGAAAGTATTCCAGCTGCAGCTGCAATTGGTATTTCATCTATATTTGGTATTCCTGGTACTGCGATTTTTGGTGGAGCTGCACTTGGTAATACTATTAAGAGCTTATTTAATATTGCTAGCAAGGGACCATTTTCTGCATTGTCTTATTATATTCACCAGATGACTATCTGGGATGTATTTAAAGAAATGGAACATAGACATCCAGATTGTATTGGTTCTCCAGTTCCTTACAGAGAACAAGGCCGTACAAGAATGACTATGTTTTTTGGTAATCCAGATTGGCTATATTTTGCTCGTGATCCATTAGGAGAAGAAACTGTCAAAACTCAAGAACTTAAAGATCGTAGCAAAGCGTTAAAAGACGCTTTACAGTCTAGGTTTTCTAAAGAAGATAGACTACGTGCCTTACAAGAATTTGCTGATTCTACTGGATTGTCTGATGAGGCTATCACTCTTGCTCCTAATTTAGTTGAGAAAATTACCACCAATGATCTTGATGATGTTTTTGATGATATAGATACTTTCATATCTCGTGAGCGTTTAGATACAGCTACAAGAGAAGGATCTGTTCGTCCATTTCGTCGCTATCATTTAGTTACTTCTAAACAACATATAGTTGCCAACAATATTCGTGCTAAATCTTCTAATGTTTTTAATACTACAACTATTAATTACGCTGCCAGTGAAGATGATACTGAAAAGGGTGATGCTGCTAATGGTCCAAAAATTAGTTCAAATGAAGAACTAACTATGAAATTAGATCCATTAATTCCAGATGAATTTGTTCGTGAAGCTGTATACACATACCCTAACTGTCAAGGCGAAAACATGGCAGTTCGTTATGCTGTATCTCATTTACAAAAATCTTGTTGGGCTATTTATCAAGGTGATCTAGTAATACTAGGTAATCCAAGTATTAAACCATATGATATTGTCTTTATTCATGATGAATATTCTGATATGTATGGACCAGTACAAGTACGTAGAATTACTCATATGTTTGATTACGAACATGGATTTATTAGTATCATTACTCCAGACTTATTGACAACAACTACTGAAGGTGTTGCTTTGTCTCATGCCCATGCGATGGGTTTAATGGCAGAAAGATTTCTTGATCTAGAAAATGTCGTTACTCCAGGTACCACCCCACTTGATGGAGTCCAAACTAATCCATGGAAAGTTGCTCTTGCTAGTGGCGCTCTAGGTATTGCTTCGCTTTTTGGAATGAAAAAACTTCTTTTTGTGACTCAATTTGGAAATCCTATTAGAATTCATCCATTAATCAAACAAGGCCAAGCAATGGTAGCTGGCTTTGGACCTCCAGGTGTACGAGAAAATGAATTTGTTATTAATGATGTATATGAATGGTTCTTAACTAGATCACGTGCTGTTGCAGATACTTGGGAAGATTTTAAGAGAATGACTGATAATCGTGAAGGCTTACTCAATACTCGTGGTAATATCTTTAGTAAGACAAGTGGTATTTTGGGCTTTGGTGATACCACCTTCTTTATTGACGAAGTCACAGGCAGGGGAAGAAATAGATGAAACCTAAAACACAGGCTATTACTCCAGTAGGAGTAGCACGACAAAAACATGAAGGCATGATTCATCGCGATTACGATCGTAGTATTAAACGCGAAATAGGTATTATTCGTCAAGTTGATGCACGAGGAAATGGTAAATTGTTTATTCTAGTAGATGTGCCTACTGATAAAGGAACTCTTCGTCCATTTGGTCAAGATAAAACACCTATTGTAATTGCTGATGCACCAATTGATATATTAATGCGATGGGGCGGAGTACGTCCTGGACAAAAAGTAGAACTATTTTATCGTGGTATCGGTGAGTCTGGTCAGGCTTATGCTCATATTATTGGTGACGAAAAGAGTGAATTTCTCAATGCGCAAGCTGCTCCATCTGAAGGATTTAACGTAGCTGCTTCATTACCGTTTGAACCAATGGGAATTATTTAAGGTGTAATTATGACTGAAAAAGCTAAAATTTGGAAAGTATCATTAGATTCTCCTGCTCAATTTGCTATAGCAAGTGAGTCAGCTTTTATGGTTGGTGCGGAGAATCGTTTTATTAAAGTAAATGCTAATGGTACGACCATATATGGACCAGTGTCTATTGTTGCTGGTACTGAATCTATTAAAACTGGTGGAATGTTTACTTCTCTTCCTAATTTAGTAAAGATGATTCCTTCTACTGCATATACGCCAATTCCTGATCAAATTCCAATGCCACCTCTTAATGTGGCTTTTGATCTTGCAGCTGATGTTTCTTTTTTTGCACTTCTACTTGGATAGGGTGATGCATAATGCCTCGTAATTATGACAGCATAGATTTAGATTTTACTTGGGATGGCGATTTTCTCGTCGATTCACAAGGTGATTTAAAAGATACAAAAGAAGATATTTTATTATCATTTCGTAATGAAGTATTTACAGTTATTAAATCTTCACTTAAAGATTGGCGTGAAGAGCCAGGGGTAGGCGCTAGTTTAGATGATTTTGTTGGTGAACCTAATGTTGCAGATACAGGCAAAGCTATTGAACAAAGAGTTCGTTCAGCATTAATAGTTATTACTAGTGCAAATGATCTTAATGTCAGAGTAATTCCAGTAGGGGTACACAAAGTACTTATTACTATTACTATTCAAGTATTGGCCACTCCTGAAAATGGACTTACCTCAGGTGAAGCATTAAATGTCAGTTTCTTGTATGATTATTTTGAACGCGGCACATTTGTTCCTCTAGATGAGATGAACAAATTTAGCAGGAGGAACATATAAATGCCTTTAGTTTTTGAAAAATCGTTCGAAAAATTACAATCAGAAACTATGAGCGAATTGACTAGCTCTACCAATATTACTCGAATTACTCCAGGTTCGAAAGCACGCACTCTTGCACAAATTTTTAACAGAAAGTTAAATAAAGCTTATCAAGATTTTGATATTAATTTTCTTCGTACTTTCTTGCCATTTGCGCAGGGTCGTTTTCTTGACTATATTGGAGATGCACTTAATGTTCCTCGTCTTGGCGCAACTCGATCACAAGCTAGTATAAATTCTCAACTTCAAAAGGTGTATGTTGAAAGTGGTACCTTTGGTGACCTAAATAGTGGTAATGATATCTTTTTGCCGGTTGGATTACAGATTTCAACTCTTCCACAAAATGAAGGAATTACTTATCGTCTTACAGAAAGCGTAATTTTACCAGCTACTGGTAATGAAATTTTTATCGCTATTGAAGCCACTAGAGATGGAGTTATATCTAATGTAGGTCCAGATACCCTTCGATTCACAACATTTAATAACTACACAGCAAATACAGGATTATTATTTAATAATATAGGGATTATTAATACTGGTCGAGATATTGAGTCTGACACTAACTATAGGTTTCGTATTAGCAATCAAGCCTTGTCGGCAGAAGCTGCTAATCAAACAGCGGTACGACTTTCTCTTTTAACGATTCCTGGAGTGTCAGATATAGTAGCAGCTCCTTATGCTCGTGGTATTGGAACTTTTGATTATATTATTCAAACTGTAGTGCCCAATACTCCAGAACCAGTTATTAATGCTTGTCAGCAAGCCATTGAAAGAGTACAGGGTTTTGGTATTAGTGGTAGAGCAGTTCGTCCACGTTTAACAGGCATGTCTTTTACTATCAGCATTACATGGCGAAATGATGCAACAGCAGATGACAGAGCAACTATTAAAAGAGCCATACCTACTGCAATCCAAAATTATGTAAATAATTTAAAGATAGGTGAAGAATTTATTTATAATGAATTAATTCAAGTCGTTATGGATGTAGATAATAAAATTAAAAATATTGGTACTGCTGCTGAAGCAATTGATGAAATCTTTATCTATAGAGAATCTAAACTTAGAGATAGTTCTTTGAAAGAAGAACTAATTGGCGATTATGCGCCTTCAAGTGATGAGCGTTTGATTATCGAAGAATCTCTGGACACCCCAATTATTCTTATTGATAAAAATTGAGGTTAATCTATGTCACGTAAATCAAAAGTTACCCAAGAAATGGCTAATGGTTTTCCTGAATGGACAAAAGTTCGTACAGACGATCAGTCTGTAGGACAGTCATTGATTAATACAATTGGCCTTGAAATGGAAACTCTGCTTACTGAAATGTTTAGAGCTCAAAAAAGCATGTTTTTAACTACTGCGTTTACAGGAGAAATTGATCAAACTTTTAAAATAACCTTACCAAATTATTTTAGTTTTGATACTAACAATACTAATACATTAGCTTCTATATCAGTAGTACCTACTATTTCAGGAAGATTAGGTAATGAATGGTTCACAGTTGAGCATATAGAAGATGGGTCTCTTCACTCTTTTTGGTATGATGCTATACCTTCTCGTATAGGTTTAGTGTCTACATTTGTGCTTGAAGATTTACTAGTAGCTTCTGGGATGTCTACTGATATAAACTTACAACTCGTTAACAGTGGATTAGATTTAGACAATAAACTTACTGTAGTAACCAACGGACAACAATTAGTTTCTGTAGATGCTAACAATAATCTTCAGCGTAGCAAGGTGCGTATTGATGGTATTACTTGGAAGGGAACTACTGAATCAGAAGATGTTGTCTTTTTGTTTGCTGAAAGTAAACAAACTTTTAAAGCTTGGACTAATATTACTAAAATAGCACCAATAGATTTTTCAGAAGAAACTCATATTGATGTCTTTTCACATCAGTTTAATCAGCCATATTATATAGATAGTTTCGAATCTCTATCACAGTTTTCTGAATCACGCGAGAATCTTCCGTTATTTTGGACTATTATTGAATCTAATGATAATAATTCTATATTACAAGCTCAACGATATACAGCAGAAAAAGCTATTGATTTGATTCGTAATCAACCAACCTTTGCTGAATATCGTAGTTGGGAACTTTTAGATGCATTAAATAATCCAGTTATAATAAATGATATTGTTCCTGTTCCTAATGAACAGCGAATTTTTGCTATTACTAATTCGGGCTTATTAATTTATGACACCTTTATGGAGCTTCCAAACTTAAAGGCACTTACTCTTCGTACTCCTAATGCCCTGATTGATATAGAAACTAGTTCTGATTATATTATTCGTGAAGGCGAAGTTGAAGTTTCTCCAATTTTTAAACGTCCAATTAAAACCATCATACGTCATAGGGTCAAAATTAAATATCCTGATGGAATTGAACAGGGCATTTTATTAGACGGTACTCTTGTACCAGTTAGTGTTGATTATTGGATTAATGAAGAAATTACTGATAGATTTATTCGCCAACCATTTTTCTTAGAATTAACTGATCTAGGACAACACGTTATTACTCTTGAATGTGTATATTTAGATCAAACAGTTGAGTTTGCTCAACGAGCAATTCTTGTTCAATCAAAAAGTCCATTAGTGCAATTAGATTTTTCTAATATTACCACTACTGCAAGCGGCATTGATATTGATCATCAAAATCGTCTTTTGATTCTTGATAGTGCAGGAACTGTTCATCATATGCAGCTTTATTATGATAAAGTCTTAATAGACTTTGAAAATAAAGAACTTACATTTCGAGAACAATATGATGAAATTAAAGTCATCAAGTAGTGTTAAAATGTTCTATAAAGACTATATTGAGGGGCGTATAATTCATGACTGTTGGTAATCAAGCAATATCGCATGAGTTTACTATTGCAGAAATTGCTTTTAGAGGCGTGCCTGTTGCTACTCCAGTATTTAATGAACTTGATTATCATGGTTCATTACTAGGGTTGCAACGACTTCCAGAAGAGAGAAATGCTTCTTATAAGCAACGTCTTCTTGACGTTTATGTTCATCGTGCCAACTCTTCTTATACTGGTCTAGTAAATGGTATAACTCGTGAATTAGGACTACAATTCTTTACTCCAATTCAAATTACAGTAGCTACTGGCGTTAATCCATCTTGGTCTCCACGTATTGAATTTGTTGATAATTTAGTTTATATCTGGAAAGATTCATTCACTCAAGAATTGGATATAGTTATTGATCGTGGTGATCCTAAGCTACCATCTTATTTTATTATTGGTTTAGTAGCAGCTATTAATACATCTAGTGTTTTTGATGCAATCGTTCTTGATTCGCAATGGAACTATAAGCGTAGTGATAGTATTGTGAATCAATCAAGTTCTAAATTAGTAGAGGCACAGCCTTTATTGCCATCACTTACTAACCATCTTGGTGTAAAGTTTATAGATAAAGGTTCTGTAATCTTTAGTGATATTGATACATTTCGAACTGAAGTCAATTCTGTAGGATTAGTTAATAGTTTTGGTAAATACCATATTAACTATCAAACAGGCCTTATAACATCATTTAATTTTCCATTAGATGGATCAATTATTCAACATTCATTTCGTCAAGAAATTTTTCAACCTATAGCTTCGCCGGTAATTATTAGAGCAATTCATTCAGCTGAATTTCAAAAAGTAATGTTTCATCAAAATGAACAAATTGATGGTACATTTACAAATGGAACACCTACAGATAAAGGCGCTTCTATTATTAACGAATTATTATCTGTAGTACCAATGTATTGGGGACCATAACAAATGTCTTTCTTTTCTAGCAAATTTGATACACAAGTAGTAATTTATAAATCAGCTGGTCAAGGAGCATTAACAGGATTTCGTTCTGAATTTGCAAATACACCTCATCCTGCTACTGGAAAATTAATTACTGGTTTTCAGTTTGATGAAGCAGTTTGGCGTACTGACCTAGAAGATAATAGTAATTTTGTTGAACCTACATTGTTAGATTCATATACCGCTAATCTGAATGATAAATTTCAAACTGGCGTAGGCGACAATAACGATTTGTTTATTAATGAAATTAAAACCCAATTTCAAGGAATTAATAATTCATCATTACCAGTTTGGCTACCTAAAATTAATCATGGTTATTTTTATGGTGGTCAAGATGAATTTTATCTTTTTTCTGATGATGGATTAACTGTTTATCCAACTCAATTTCAGGTATGGACATCACAAGTCACAACTGCTTCAGGTGGTAATTTTATAGATTTACAATTTGTTCCTAAGCAGGGTGTTCCGGTTTTAGCTAGAAGCTTTACATGGAATCGAGAAAAAGGTTTTTATGAAGTAGATGAATCAGCTCGTAAGGTAACCTCATTTACACCTAAATTTGTTGATGATGAATTCTTGTTAACTACTGCCGGAGATGAGATTTTATGGGATAATCTTTCTCTCGGAGCTTTAGAATTTGTTATTGAATTATCTGGCGATTTGCCACGCGTAATTTTTAATCAGCAAGTAGTTAAACCAGTAGGTCATCTGCTATCTAATATCATTACTTATGCACCTGATGAATTAGATGCAATGGAATTGGTAGGCGTTATTTTTGAACAAGATTTTCAAGAACATCATTTAAAATTTGCACCACTTGATAAACAGTCTGGTATACAGATTGTTTTACAAAATGGGACAAGTGTTATTGAATATACTGTTGTAGAAGAATTTACAGAAGGTGGCAGTCAAGAAGTCCAAGTGGATTGGGATTTAGGTATTCTACGTTTTGGATCTGAAACTTATGGCGGGAAGCCATCAACCGGATTTAATATTCGTGTTTTTTATCATAAAACTTTAGCACTTGAATATGAACCTATTAATTCTAGAGATTTTGTTGTTAATACATTAGCAAATACAAACCCTATTCGACGCTATACAGCTGATGGCTTTGTGTTAATTCGTCAACAAACAGAAGACCCTGCTAATCTAGTGCTTACAACTGAGCTACCTCTTATTTCTCCAAATTTTTATGGTCCACTTTATATTGGTAATAGCTTTTCTAAACTATTAGCTACAGTAACTACAGTTGATAATGTGGCCATTGAAGGACAGGAAATTTTCTTCGAAATTCTTTCAGGTCCATCTGATGCAACTTTTGGTGCTGATTTAAATGCTAGTGCTATTTCAAATGCACAAGGTCAAAGTGTTACTTTATTTAATCCTCCTCGTTCTATTGAACAAATGGGTGGCGTAACCAATGAAGTTACAATCAGTGGTTCAACTAGTCAATTATTCTTGCCTGAATATGTTCCACCAGGTAGTAATAATACTTTATTTGTATTTCAGGTACATACAACAGATAATATTCTAGGTATTCCAAAAACAGATTTGTTATCTTTTTATGAAAATTACATTCAAGAACAAGATACGATCAGCAGTCAAACACAGGGTCCACGTATTAATATTAATATGGGAGATTTAGGAAGTTATGATTGGATTGGTGGCGCATATAGTGATTTCATTAAATGGGAAATACTACACAGAAGCTTTCATAATCTAGCTACACCTATTGTTTATGATTCAGATGATTTAGATGATCTACGTATTGGCAAGAAAACTGTTATTGCAGTTTTAGATTCTGATGCAATTAATCCACATACTGGAACTACTCCAGCATTTGTGCCACTTCAACCTGTTGATTACTCTATTACAGATTCAGGTACATTGGTAAATTTTGATCAAGTATTGCCAGTTGCGAGTGGCCTTTATAAATCTTATCTTGTAATTGGTCCAACTAAAGTGGCTATTCGTGCTTATACAAATAACCTTCGTACTGGACAAACTATTTATAGTAATACTATAGAAATTTTATTAGATATTCCTGATGCAGCTAAAGGATTAGTTTTTGTTGATACAATTAACTCTATGCCTTCTGGCTTATTAGGTAACTCATATAATTGGGACCAAGAGAATCTTGAATTAGAATCTGTTAATATATCTACATCAGGGCTCTTGCCTATTGGCTGGAGAATTAGATCGCCAGGAATTACTATTGCTAGTGCTTTAGATTCAATTACCTTTTTAGATATTAATCCTCTAACTGTTCCAGCTGATACAATTTCCCACGAGTTTGAAGTTGACTGAGGTGTTTAAATGGCTGATAAATTTCGTACAACATTTGTTATTCCAGTAAGTTTTGCTTCCGGTGAACAACCAACAAGTGTAAAACTTAATTCTATTTCTACTCAGTCTAGAAATGGATTGGCTATTCTTGAAAGAGCTATTGGTGATCTTTGGAATCAAAGTGGGGATTCTATCACATCAGCATATCCCAACCATATTGCTAATTTAGCAAGGGCGGTTGGAGATCAGGCATTATTGAATGCTCAAATTCCATTACCTAATTTTAATGGTACAGCTTCTGTGCGTATTCGCCAACCTATCGTAACATTCTTAGGAAAATCAGAAATTCACTTAGATTTTAAACCTCAAGTTGATTCAACTTTAAGAAGTTCTATAGATGCTTTACAGTATGATGGATCAAATACTTATGATGCAAGTGAAGTAACTAATCCAACTACTGATGGCCAATGGGCAGTAGATAGTAGTCAGGCACGTATTAGATTAGGTCGCGCTTTACATACTGTTCAAGCAGTTGATTATATTGAATACAATGTATTGGCAGCAGATTTTGCAGAATCAAGTGATTCGTTGGATTCTTCTAGTTTTAGTATCATTCCAAATCAAGACCAGTCTGATTGGAAGGGTCTTAAAATTTGTCAGATTACGGCAAACCAATACAACATTGTATTGCCATTCCGTAGACCTGATTCGGCTCCTGCTGGTTTATCTAAGTTGCCATTAAGTGCTAATAACTCTGCTGAAGTAGGTTCGCCTAGTACAATTCGTTATTGGGGCCCTATTGCAGCTGGATATGTTTTTAATGCAACTATCTCTAGTAATAAATTCTATCGATATACACTATCACAAGTAGTAATGGATTTGTTTACCTCTTCAGTAGCAGGAACAATCATTCCTTCTGGAACTCTTTATTTATGGGATACTGTTACGGATACTGTAGTAGAAGGCATAACCTTTAAAGTACCATCTGTAACTCCAACACTTGGAGGCGTATCAGGACAGCAACCATTTATTTTACAGGCCGATGGCGCTTCTTTAGATCAAGTCTTTAATGGGCCTAATGGTGATTTTACGTCTTTAATGACAACAGATGTTCCTGCTGATTATCAGTCTCGATTTGCATTAATTTGTGTAGGACAATCTTTAGCTGCATCAGTTAATCAACTTAAAAAAGATTTAACTGAAGGAAGTAATATCTTAGGGCCACGTAAACGTATCTCCCATCGTGATCTAATTGAGACGCAACCAACACAACAAACTCGCCATCCAACTAATATTCCACCATCATTTATTACAGGTGATGACCACTCATACTTATTAAGTCGTTTAGGTTCTGCAGAAACAGCTACTACATCTGCACATCGTGACCGTTTTAATAACGGTATATTAGGCAACCTACTACTATTAAGTAGTAGTTCTAGTTCTAATTATCAAAACTTATCTGCAGCAAGTAATTATATTTATTTTGGCTCTGTAAGTAGTTCTTCTCCAAGAATTAGAGGTAACCCAGGTGCTATCTCTAGTGCGCCAGCTGGAGTTGCTCAAAATGCATTTACCATTGATAATGCATCTCTTGATGTATCTACTGGTATAATTCAACTTAGTAGCGGTAAATTACGTTCTTATAATGGCACTGATCTTGCCATGTTTAATGGAAGTGGCAATCATTCAAGTGGTGCTTTTTGGACACAAAGAACCATTTTTAATGGAACAACTCAAAGCTTATCTACATTTACTGCTTCATTAAATAGTACTCGATATATAGATATTGACGCAACTAGTTCTAACTTAGTTAGCTTCAAAGGTCAAGATTTAGATATCTCTGCAGCATCTGGCGATAGTAATGATGTCGTAATAGGAGATAATAATACTTCTACCCAATTGCGTCTCAAAAACAATATTCTAGTATTTGGAAAAACTACTGATATAACAATTCCAGGTCAAGCACGTCTCTATAGAAGTGCTGGCAATATACTTACCTTTCAAGAAGATGCTGATGGTAATAATCTATTTAGTACAGCTGGAGCAAAACTGCGTGCTGGAGCTCTAATAGCTTCAGATGGTGAAATTCATTTTGATAGCGATGCAACAGAAAATGATAAAATTGCTTTTGACGATACAACAAATAATTTTGATTTTTACGCAGATAATTCTATTAATAGTTCAATAGTTAATGCAGGAAGAATAGTTGCAACACAAGGACATTACTATAGCCCAGCAAAAGAAGCAGCTGTTAGATTTAAAATTGATCCTGTATATGTAGATAAAGGATCTGGTGGACAAAACACATGGTATAGAGCTCGTGGAGATGTACCATTAATGGCAGAATTTAATGAAGTCGATTGGTATACAGTAGATCTAACTAATGATTTTACTGAACATAGAATTGCTTTTTGGCTGCCAGCTCCAGTTAGTGTTTCTTACATAAGAAAAATGAGATTTAGTATGCATATTGATGGACTTGCTGTGCCTATCACTTTTACAGCACGATGTAGTTTAGCAAGTGCTGATGAAACCGCTTGGCAGTTTGGAGGCCTTACAGTCGAAACATCAGAAGATGATTCTGCTGGTTTGGTAAATAACGATGATGCCACTTTTGAATTTGATTTTGGATCGCCAGGAATCTTTGATGTAGGTGGGCGTAAAATCGAAGGTATGTTTTTACAATTTAAAATAAGTGTTCCTGGACCAGTAACTGCTAACCTTTATGTACATAGCGCAAAGGTTACATATGTCTCATCTAGATCTAGTATATTTGACGATTAACATATATGACAACTCAGAATATTAGCCATCAATTAACAGTTAATCAAGTTAGTTTTATTAACAAAACTGATTGTTACTTGAATATTCAAAAAAGAAAAGAATTAATTCAATATCGCTCTGCTTCAAGCAGCAAGAATGTTAATTTGGCTTTTGTTCAATCTGAAGATGTTAATAGTTCAGCTAATTTAACAGTACATGATCGATCTACAGCACTTATAGCTAATAAAGTGCTTACTGAAATTGAAGATCAAATATTAGACAATATTAGCGGATTTACTATTGAAACAGATTTGTTTCTAGTAACAGATATTTTTACAGTTGATCTAATTACTCAACGACGTATTCCATTATTTTTTCAACATAATCTCTCAAGAACTTTAACACCTGGAGAGAGTTATAATGATATTAGAATTGTAGATCAGTCATTTGAAAATCTACGTACATCTCAATATTTAGTTGATTCGGTAAATGGAATTGTTTATTCAAATTTTGAAAATACTTTTACTTCAAGCACTGGATTGTCCGAACTCTTCTTTATTACATATACAGTTAAAAAGACTAATGGTATCTTAGAGCGCTATACTGAAATACTAAATAATCATCCTGTATTTCATGTTGCGACACTAGATGATATTGATATAGAACTAGGAACTATTCTTTCGGGTCGTAAAGCTTATATTATTCAGGAAGATATCGGCGATGTTTTTAGCATTACACTTCCTGCTACGACAGACTATGGATTACGCCGCTCATCTAATTCTCGTATTGAAATAATTCTTCCTGAAGCTACACCAGCTTCTGACCCTTGGTTTGTAAAAGTACGTTCTGGTAAATTTCTATCTACTGGAGCAACTGGCATTAAAAAGTTCTATGTTGCCGAATTTGGCTCTCAATCATTTTCTCCATATTTGCCTTACAAACAAACAGACGAAACTAGTTATCGCGTATCTTCTCGTATCGTGAAAACATTAAAAGATCAAATTGTACTTTCAGAAAGTGAATTTTTATTTCCTGAAATAGTGGTCTATAAAAATGATGGTAGCTTTAAATTTGCATTAACATCTAATCCTGCACGTTTAGGTACTCAAGCATTTGCTGTTGACAATTATTTTGCTAACGTATTATTGGGTTCAAGCAAAGTAGCAGGTACAAATTTAAATGCTGCTAACGATCCTATATCTGGTTCTTCTATTGATTCGTTTAAAGGATTTATTGTTCTTCCTGCAGGATATGAAATTTCTGAATCAGACACTATACGTTCTATTTATACCTATATCGAAACTGATTATGAATTTAGTCTTTTTGATTTTAATCCTCTTAGTTCAACTGATTTAACTAATCAGCGCGTAGCATTAGTAATACGTCCAGAACCTTTAGGATCAACATTTACTCAAACTTTATATTATCTAGTAGTAAATGAAGACGGCTTAGTTATTGACAGTGATATTGATTTTGATTTAGCAGGTCTTCCAGATTCAGTAGAAAACTTGATTGCTACTTCAGGACTTTGGTATGACAGAAATCCTTCGGGTGTTTTCTGGGCGCAACCAAGTGGAATAGATTTCGTTAATACTTGTTCAGTTGAAGGTTTAGCTAATGCAGATGATATTCTTATTCTTGGCGATGTTTATACTCGTGAAGCAATCAGACCTAGTTCATTAGTTATAAATGATATTCGTGTTCGTGGTGGAGGTATCCAAGAAGACGAAATACAAAATAGTATTAACCTTAATACCGAAGTAGAATGGTATTGGGATATTGCCACTTGGGACGGTAAAGCTTATCCTGGCAGCGCTTCTATGTTTATTGAAGTGCCTATTGAATTATTAGACATAATTCCATCAGGAGAATTAACAGCAGAAAATATTTCTGAAATAACTAGACGACATATTGCACTAGGTACTTATCCAGTTATACATGCTTACAATACATATACAGTCACAATGAGTGGTGTTGACTTTCTACCTTCTGGACAAATATGTCTAAATTGGTATCCAGGTCCTCCAGACAGTATGTATAATATTTATTCTAGCGCTACAGAAGATGAAAATTTTGAACTAATAGCCAGTGGTTTAACAGATACTTATTTCATAACAAGTGGATTAGTTAATAAATATTATAGTGTTATTGGTTATCCAGAAGGCGCATCAGTTGCTTATATTGATGGATCAATATTTGATATTCAGGAGATAGAAGTATAAATGCCTAAAATTAAAAACTTTAGAGGTAAAATATTAGCGCCTGGCAATACAACACCTTTTACATTGTATTATCCTAGTGAAGTTTTACTTAGTCATTCACTTCAAGTCATGATAACAACTACTTCTATTTTAAGTCACTCGTTTGATGCTCAGCCAGCTTTTGTGCCTACAGACTATCTGCTTTATTGGAAGCTTGACGAAGGTTCAGGAACAAATGCTCCAGATCATAGTGGGAATGGATATACTTGCTTTAATGTTGACAACCTTTCGACATTCAGATGGGATAATGACGCTACTCGAACACGGTATGTAATGGAGTGTTACGCAGAAAGCTTTAACTTCAGCGAAACTTTTGTACCAAATAGCAAGGCACCAGCCACAATGGACAATATCTTAACAACCGAAATAAGCACTAACGATCCAGATGGGTTCTCTATGTGTTTTTGGTACAGACGAACATCATTAGGCTCTGGGTTCTTTAATGGAGGCAAAACACTCAGCGATGCAATAGCAAACGGTACCGGTTTCGGTTCCGGTACGTTATCAATTAGCAAATTGGGACCTACACAAGGTTTTATAATTGACACCTATCGCATCACCGATGGTCCTGATGGCGATGGTAATTATATCTGGTGCGTAGCTTGGCATGGATCTTCACATGTAGATAACGGTGGAACATTTTACAGGCTAGGGAATCATAATGATCAAGGTGATACAGGATGGTTGCATATAGCTAATACGTGGACAAAATCTACCAATACATTAAAAATGTATATAAACGGATCTTTGGTCAAAACTACTGTATTAACAGGCAGCTCTGTTCTTCCAGGTAGTTATGTACTTAATACCTCGCAATTCGCGCCAGCTAATAGTAACGTACATAGATTTAAAATGAGCGATGTTATGGTTTATGGAAGAGAACTTGCAGCAACAGAAATAGAAAACATATATAATCTTACTTATTGAGGTGCAATACAATGCCTGTTTCTATAACTTGGTCAACTAGTGATAATGGCTCGGCAATTAGTAGTGTTAATCATGGAAACACCGCTAACGGCAGCAATACAACAGCTCAACAAATTTTCATTCGCCATGATGGCGGTAATCCAATTACTGGTTGTGCATTTTATTTTGGACAAAAAGGTGGCACCTATTCTGGAGACTTTGATGCAGCAACAGACTTTGCTGAAATCAAAGGCTGGGGTGATGGTGGTACCGCTAATGCTTTTGGCGGAGTTCAAATAAATATGGATGCTGAAGGCAGTTTTTCTGGTGGTGCTACTTGGGATATGAGTGAATCACAAAAGACATCTTCTGATGGTTATAAATTTACTATGAGAACTGGTACAGGTGACGGTTCTAGTAATGCTGTAACTTTATCTGAAAAAATGTCATCTTCCATGTCTGTAGATGGAACTATTCCTAATGGTGTAACTAGTGCATCTTTTCAGATTCGTATTAAAGTTCCAACTGATGAAGACACTGCAGGGGTTCGTCAATTTGATCAAGTATTGAAATACACATATACAAGTTGATCTTATTAAATAAATAATACTTTAACATCCGGCTTAGTCCGGATGTTTTTTTATGCTTTAATAAACTATAAATGGTAATATAAGACTGGAGGCAAAATGGATCCAAGAATTATAAACGGTTGGGTAAAACAATTTTCTAATTTAAGTTCCATAATAGGTTGTGATGCACATGTTGATAAGGGCATGGTTTCTTGGCGTAAATCCTCATTAGAGAATATTGTTGAAGTATCTTTATATCACTGTGGTCCTATCGGATTGATCCAAGCTCATATAAATGGTTTAGGATCTTTTTGGCAATCAGATGATCTAATAGCCCCAATGCGACTTAATTCTACAGTAACAGGTACTCGAACTGTTCGGCGGATACAAAAACAAATATCTGAAACAGATAATTTTATTTACGTTCATCAAGAACAAGATACTTTATATCTGTATGTTACAACTGATCAAGACCAGTCTAAACTTGATAAGTCTTATACACAAATTCAGACCTATCCTGACCAAATAGGCATGTGGCTAACTGCAGAAATTGATATAATAACAAATCAACTTAAATGGTATATCTCTAAGGCGATGATCTAAATGGCCAATTCATTTCTCGATAAATTTCGTTCAGGGCTTAAAGCTGTACAATCACGTCAACTACTTATTCTTTTAACCAAAGAAAAAGAACGTGGTAGTATCACTACAGTTGAAGAGTTTAAACAACGTCTTCAAGAGTTAACAACTCAACTTACTTCATCTACTTTAACGCCAACATTACAATTGTTTTTAGCTAAGATTGGAGATCGTATTGATTCTGAATCTTTTAATTTTATGCTTGAACGTATTGAAGATGATCTAGGTGCAGCATTCCAAGAAGCAAACAATATTGATGAAGTAATTAATGCCCACGAAACCATTATCAATGATGTAGTAATTAAAAATCTTGAATTAGCAATAAACGACTTAGAGTCTAAAATAGAATCCTTAGAATTTCTTAACAAAACATCAGCGGGTTTTGATAATGCTGTCTTTAATACTTTCCGAATTACTCAAAATGCTCGTTCATCTTTTGATGAAGGTGTTCTATTTACTGATCCAAAAAC